GATCGGGTGGTAGAGCAGGCGGCCACGATACAGAGGGAGTCGGCCGGCCAATCGCCCTTGGGCTTTGTCGAGCCATCCAGCTCTATGGTGAAATTGACCGGCTCGCAGCTATCGTACCGGAGCATGTCTGTCGGGAAGCCGAAGTTACCCTTGACGATGGCGTAATGGACCCACTTGTAACGCGCCGCGGTACGGAGGATGGTGTGGATCGGCACTTCCGTCAGAGAGTTCGGATCGTTCGGTACGAGGCGAACCATGATGGTCTGGTCGTGGGTGGGCATGGAGACCAGCTCGCCTATGACGACACGCCCGTCGAGTTGGACTTCGACGATTGCCCAGGGTTTGAGGAAGGCGGGGGCAGCGACTGGGAGGTGGTGGCGGACGGCGTAGGCGAGCGCTTCACCGAAAGAGGAGAAGGTGTCAGGGAGGCGCGCTGTGGCGACGGAGACCTGCCAGACCTGCATGGCCTCAACCTTGTGGATGGTGACTCCGAGGTGGAACAGCCGGGCCTCATCTTCCACCGTGAACCACTCGTCGGCGGTTGTGTCGTTGATGTAGAATGCGCCCTTGAAGCCGTGCTTCATGGGGAGCTGCCACTGGGGCGAGTGCGGGCGGCGCCACTCTTTTAGCTTACCGGTGATGCGGGCGCGCAGGGGCGAGCCGTCCGCGTTCTTCTCTATGTGGTGATAGAGGGTGCGGACGGTTGAGGTGAAGGCGTCGTTGCGGGTGAATCGGGGCATTGAGGTCTCCTTGGTAGTTAAGACACTTACGGGCGGAGGGGTCGAAGTACCCTCTCATAATTAGCTGGGGCCTACGGTCGTAATGACGGTAGGCCCCGGTGTGCCCCTGCGACGCAGTCCCCTTAGGGACGGGGTTTAAGCTCGGTTTGATGGTAGCTGGGGGAGGGTCTAGACCTCTCCGCCGCCGCCATACTGCCAGCCGTGGCCCCTATGCGCTTTAGGTTCAGGCACAGGCATCCCCTCTTAGGCAGGGGGCGCTCAGGTGGGGTAATGCCATGTCATATGCGCGCCTCTCAGGCGAAGAGTGCCCCCGCCAGCTCGGGGGACATTGATGTAGGAGTGTCTGCGAGGACAAGGCTGGATTTCAAGCATTTCAGAGGTATGTATACGGGGGAGGTTAAGCCCCCTACGGCCAATGCATGTGAACCTCCGTTGGAGCATGGAGACTTTGATTCCTTAGCGGTCAGTCCGGCCGACCCACTCGGCGCCGATGATACTGACGAAGACCTCGTTACCATGATCGGCGCCGAAGCGCCGGATGGTCACTTTGCCAGAAGACGCTGGGGAGCGCGGCTCGGCGAAGTAGATGACTTCGTACTTTTCGTCAGAAGGCTTATTGTGCAGCCCTTTGACGATATCGCCGACAGCGACGGGTTCGCCGGGGCGCTTGGTGGACCGCCCTTCGGCGGTGTAGACGAGGGTGGGCATTAGCGGGGCTCCTTGTATTTGGCGGGATAAGGGTAGACGGCGTGCTTCCCCGTTATGTAGGCATGTCGCCAGTCGGTGAACTCCTGCGAACCGCTGGGCATGTGGTCATACGACGGAGCGCCCTCATCGACCGTCTGGTAGGTAACGACGAGAGAGTACACACCTTCATATTGCATGAAGGTGACGCTGTAGTCCCAAACGGTCGGGAGGGCGAGAAAGACGTCAAGCGTCGTTGGGACGGGGTCGTACTTACGCCCATCTGGCGCTTTGAGGAGGTTAGAGGCCATGGCCGGCTTTCACCTGTTCGTTGTAGTCAGAGATAAAGCCGGAGAAGGCGCTACGGAGCTTGCGCCTGTTGTTCATGTCCGCCCGGAGCCATGCGGTGGCGAGGGCTTGGGCGAAACCGCCGCCCATGCGCTTCATGAGGTTAAGGGCGTTTATCTCCTCATCGTCGGTGAAGGGGAAAGCGGGCTTAGGAGTGTTGAACTCCGGGACGGTCGGTTCGTACTTAGTCGTGCCGTCGGCGTCCTTGTACCAATAGCCGATAGTGAGGATATCGACTTGGGCGCCGTTGAGGACCGTATCGGGGTTGTTGACGTTCCACCGAGCGACGTCGAACCGCTGGATGTGGGACAGCTCGGTGCCGCCCTTTTCAGGGTCATAACGCATGATCGAGAGCACCGAGCCGTTGATGCAGTTGGCGGCTAACTCGCCGTGGCTGGAGACGACGGTAAAGATCGGAGAGTAGATCATGGTTTAAAGCCCTCCTTCGTTGGGGTCCTGCTTACCGGCGGGCAGCGGGATTCCGTAGGTACGGTGCGCCCAGTACGGCAGCGCCAGTTCGTGCATCGCCCGCGTCATGGCGACATAGAAGAGCCGCGTCTCTGGGAGGCTATGCTTCATCTCGCCGTCTTCTCCCTTCTCGGGCTGTTCCTTGAAGTCGTCGGCAAGGGTCACTTTCGACCACTCTCGGCCTTTGGACTTGTGCCCAGTTGTGAGCACAATCTGCGCGTCGTCCTCGACCTCCCGAACGTTGCGAAGGGCGTTCTTGAGGGCATAGATGCCGTACTTGGATACCAGCTTAATGACCTTGTTCGCCTCGCCGTCGCCGGACTTCTCCGCGTAAGCGCAGAACTCATCCCAGTCCTTGAACCCGATAAAGAGCGGGTGGTACGATGCGCGCTTGGACTTGAGGTAGTCCGCTCCGTCGAGGAGGGCCAGCATGTCCGATACGCCGCCCTGGACGAAGGCGCGGTCTGCGCCGCCCTCGGTGGCAATGTCGATCAGCCGGGAGAGGATCTCACCATTGGTACGGCAGATCGTTGTCGAGACGGAAGTAGAGGTCCGAGCAACGATCTTGGAGTCTACCCGTTCGTTCCCGATCAGCGGGACAGTCTCGCCGAGGACGGTGAGGACTTTGTTCGCTGCCGCTGCGATAGCGTCGCCGAACCGGAAAGACTTGGTCAGGCGGTACTCGCGGGCGCCGGGGATTGAGTCCATTGCGTTGATCGCGCCGCGCCACTCGTAGATCGACTGGTGCTGGTCTCCGACCATTACGACCTGCGCGTGGGTCTGGCGCTCGAGCACTGCTAAGAGGACAGGGTTGGTGTCCTGCCCTTCGTCCACGAGGATGACAGGGTAGTCTATCGTCGGTTCGCTGAGGTGCCAGGCTTTGACGTAGCCGTCGTGGCCGAGGCTGACCGGAGAGCGGGGATCATGCATCTGGTCCCAGAGCTTCGTGGCGAGCTGTACGACGATCTCCCGGACAGGGTAGAAGTCGCCCTTTTCGAGAGACTGAAACTTCGGGAGGTTGTCGAAGTGACGCTCCGCCACGGCGAGGTCGGCGGACTGGCAGAACCGGGCTACCGTCCGAAGGACAGCGTAGCCGATTGTGTTCTGATCGAGCTTTGCGGTGCCACCGAGGATCGGCACGTCTTTGATCTTGAGGAGTTCGACGACGTCGCGGGTCCGAAGGGAGTTAGTCATCTTCCCAGTCTTATTGTGCCCGTAGCGCGCCAAGACGGCACGGTAGGCCACGCTGTGCGTGGTGGCACACTTCACGTTGGCCGGGAAGACCTTAGCACTCTGCTCGGCGATTGGCTTGTTAAAGCAGAGATAGATTATCGGGACGTGGGGCTGGGTCCCGGACAACAGGCGGAGAGTCGTCGTCTTCGCCGCCCCGGCGTAAGCCTTGATCGTCATTGCGCCGGGAAGCCTGGCCCCAACGCAAGCGGCGATCTGTTCCTCGGTGGGGGTCTTGCCCATAGCGGCGGCGACCTCCGCTACGTCGAGACCGACGGGAGTGTCGAAGTCTACTGTTTGGTTGATATCGAATGCTTGTGTCATAGTTCCCTCTATCTAGGTTAAATCCCTACTGACTACACTTTGCCCGGAATGGGCCTTACGCCTGCTTGTTCTTTGCGGCCTCGGCAGCTGCTACAGCGGCAGCGGCTTGGTCGGCGAGTGATGGAGCTTCTGCGCCGTTCTTGTTACGGTGCGTCTCGGCCACCTGAGCGTAGAAGCTGTCTTTGACGCGCTGCCCCTTAGAGATCACAAGGATGTTCTTGGCCTCACCGTCGAGGGAGAAGACTAGGTCCACAACGTGAGCTTTGAGGCTGTGGTTCGTGACCTTGATCGCCCGGACGAGGCCGTAGAAGTCGAAGCGCTCCTTCTGGGCGAGCATGGTGTTCGGGTAGGTGATGGGACAAGGCTGGCCGGTGTAGCATACCGACTCAAGGACTTCGAGCATCCCAGGGGGATACTTGGCTATGTCTATGCTTTTCGGCATTGTAGCTCCTTAGCAGCTTATGGCACTGGCCCCCGGTGAGAGGGCCAGTACCCTAGGCTACGAGTGGGTGTAACCGTCCGGCTCGATGCCTAGCCACATACCGGCGAAGGGCACCATGATGCAGCCGAAGCTCCCTGCTACCGTCTGGCGGAACTGCCGGTAGCTGGGCGGCTTGCGGCTGGGCGGCACATCGGCCACGATACGGTCGTAGACACGCTTGAGGGACTGACGCTGCGGTTTGGTCGTACGGATCATTGGGCGGCTCCTTCCAGTTCGGTCCTGAGCATCTCGATGGCGTTTATGATCTGTTCGAGGTCGTTCATGGAACAGTCGTTATCCATGCTGTCGGCCTCCCACGCCTCGGCGCTGCGTTCCTGCCCACGCCAAAGGACGTAGATTACGCCGTCACGGATGAAAACCTTGCCTCGGCGGTTTGTGGTGGTGTAGATCATTTTCCCCCCAACAGCTTCTGGCCGCCGGACGAGCCGACCTGCCTTGAGAGGTTGATCGTCTGGCCGTGCTTTGCGCCCGCGTGGTACGCGGCGCCGTCGCGGGCCTGTCGGATGGAAGAGGGGACAAGGTTAATCCCCATGGCCTTCAGGAGAGCCATGTTCTTCGCCATCTCCTGCTTAGCCAGGTCGATGACCATTAACGCCGTACCGGAGCCTTCCTCGCCTTGGATGCCTTCGGCCTCGCGCTGCTTAATCAGCTCTTCGCACTTAGTGCGGACAGCTTCCGACGCGCCGAGGCAGAAGGCGTATTCCCAGGTAGCGCCGTAGCCGGTGCCATCGTTCGCTCGGCCCAGAAGCATCTCGGCAGCCTTCGCGGCGGAGGCCCGCTTTTTGGCCTCCTTGACGATGTTGACGAGGACGTACTCCACCATCATCTGGACGGTGAGGACGTTTACTGACTTACCGATGTAGTAGAACTTTGCGGTCCCATGCTCCCGGTAGTACTTGCAGAAGAACAGGCGCGCGATGCCGTTCATGGCGCCACGCGGCCACTCCCGCATCGCCGGTGTCAGCTCGTGCTCGTGGCGAACGCGGTCTTCGACGACTTCAGAGACTGCGGCCATTGTGAGGTTGATGCTGGCGAGGAGCTTACCGGCTTGCGCGAGCGCTCTGGCCCGTTCGGCCTCGGAGGCACCCTCGTTCTGGCCGAGGGCCAGACACTTACGGACCTTCTCGAGAACTTTGGCCTTATCCATTGAGCTGCTCCCCCACGCGATTGACTCGGAGGCCGTCGATTACGACGACAACCTCGGGCGCCGCCCCTGCCACGACCGGGGGGACGATGACGACACGGCGCGGGAGGGGGGCATACCAGTGCAACTCGGAAGATCCGACTGCGCCCCCTTCGACGGGTTCGGCTGTTACGAGGTAGTACCCGGCGATGTTGTCGCCACCGCTGGGCTCGCGCCCCTTGATGGCTACCTGCTCGCCCATCGGTTCAGGGTTAACTGGGAGACCCTTGCGCTCGGCCCTTCCGGCCTCAAGCGCTTCCATCATCGCGGACCAGCGAATTGAGCCGGTGCCGGATAGGGGGTTGCCGCCGACAAGGCGGGCGTCTGGGTAGGACATGAACTGGTCTAGGGGGATACGCTTGGATTCGTCGATCATGGTTGATTCCCTCGTTAGGACACTTGCGGGTTGATGGGGACTTCGATGCGAACGACGGGACAGGGGTCCGAGTCGTTGTGTTCACACTTGCAATGCGCGCATCTGCCGTTAGGCCAGTGCGCCCATTGTACGTGCCCACACGAGCAGGTGTGCGCTCTCTTGTTAGAGAGCCACACGTACCATGCGGGGTTTGTGACCGTTACGGTGGAGTTAGCCACGGGTGGCCTCCACTGGGATTACTTCGACCAGCTCGTTCTTCCCGATTAGGAGGGATAGCTCCGCTGTGAGGATAGTGACGGAACCGCACAATTGCCAGTGCCGGTGTTTGACGACACGCTCCACGGCGCAGCCCCGGAAGATATCGCCCTTGCGAACGTTACCGGCAGGAAGCAGCCTAGTGGAGATAGTGGGGTTAACCATTAGCCGCCTCCTGCGTCGCAATGTTCGTCGCGGCGTCAAAGCAGTTAATGCAGACCGGCTCTTCGACTGGTTGCCAGAAAGTCTGAGTTACCGGCTCTTGCTGCGGGCCGTCGGGGAGGCGCTTTGTGACCTCCGTCCGGCCTTGGCCGGGAACGTCCACCTGCGTCTTCCGGGCGTAGAACCCGAACGACTTCCAGCTCCGCTTGCACCTGCAAGTGTGCTCAAAGCAGACTGCGATCAGGGGCTCCCTCCGGAGGTTCTCGCTGATCTTGACTGCCAGGGCCTTACGGTCCAGCCCCTCGCTGCGGGGCTTGCTCAGGTGCTCAGGCAATGCGGACCCATTCAACAGGTTGTTGAGTAGGGCCTTACTGTCGGACAGTGATTTACTCACTTTAGACTCCCTCCTACGGTACCGCCGGGGACCCCCCGGCAGGGGTTACGACTAGAATTCATTGACTAACCCCCCGAGTCTAGCACGAATCGGGGAAAACTGTCAATACCCCCTGTAAGTGCTTGATTTCATTGGGGAATCCCGAAAAATGGTGCAGTGCAGCATTTCCAGCGCCAACGGAAAAACCCAATGGAATCAGGTACTTACGCTGAGGCCCTAATTAGGGATTGTCCGATTATCTCGATTGTCTCGATTTCGGGGGGGTGGACCCTAAAAGCCGCTCCGAGCGCCCGTTTACCCCCCTGCGCGTTTGTGCACTTTCGCGTTGTCGTGGGCTATGCCGTTAAGTGGCTTGCACGCCCTATGGGCCTAGAGCTGGGTTCCTGGGCTACCAGTATAAATATATAGTAAGTACTTACTATCTTCTCTTTGAGAGTAATTCCCCTATCTCTCTCCCTGTGACCCTAACGCCGGAGCTGTGCGTTAAGGCGCTAACTGACGAGAATGAAAACTGTGTAAATGCGACAGGGGGGTAAAGTGGCTCTCAGGCGTAAATAGTGTGCCGGGGTCCCGAAATCGAGACAATCGAGATAATCGAGGGAAACGCTTTCCTCGATTGCCCCGATTGCCCCCTGCTTTCACTCCCGCGTTATGGAGCTAATAGGCAAGGCCAGGAGTTAAGGCGCTATCGGGTGACAGACAGCCCGCGCCAGCGCCCGCGCCTGTAGCCACCCCCCGTTCTGTGTAGGGGGGTAGCTCGGTCGGCTAGTGCGTTCAACAGGCGCCCACCTGCGCCCGTCTAGCTACCCTCCCGAGGGGCTATCCCCGGAGCCCGCCCCGGAGCTATTATCCCTAATTAGGGATCATGGGCGCGTTGTCCTATTGCCATAGTGCCCCGACGCGCCTAGAGTCCTACCTAAGCGCACCGCCCCCCGGCGAGCTAGCGCGGCTGGCCCTAACCCAAAGGAGCCTAACAGCAGATGGCACGTCACGGCACACTCACCCGAAAAGACTTCGAGCAGGTTAGCGCGATAAGCGCCGACCTGCTCTCCGCCGTTGTGGTCACGATTGGCGATAAGTCGTTATCGCGCTTGCAAGCCCAATCGGCGGTAAGTCTTCAATACGGCTCTTTCGTTAACGCTCTTGCAGCGGTTCTGAGCCGATCTAATACAACCTTCGATAAGCGCCGATTCCTGGCAGGTGCGCTCGCGCCATTGGCGGCTGGGCACATCGAGGAACAAACGGAACTGCCCAGCTCTAAAGGGGATAAGAGTGGGGGCTAGAGCTGGGAACGGAACGGGCGGGCCTTTTAATAAGGCGGCCAGGGCGCGGCTGCGGGCATACGGCGGTAACGGCCCGAACGGCCCACGCCGCCCCCCGGCGGGAGGGGGTGACGGCGAGCGCCGTCACAAAGTGACGAAATGCGGCACTTGCCCCCTTATGGCGATAAGCCGCGCCCCCCTCCCCTACTCCCCTAGGGAGTGCCCCTACGGCTGCGCCTAAGCCCCTAGGATGCATCCAGCGGGCAAGCCCGCTACCCTACCCCATGCCCCGATCCGCCCCCCTCCTAGCGCGTCCTACGGCGATATCAGACTTGGCATGGTCCCTGCTCCTAGTCAGGCATGACCGCTCAATCCCTCCTGCTCCTGTCCGCCTGTGGCCTAGCCGCCATGGCGATGCTGGCCGTAGCACTCTGGGACATTTACGCGGAAGTCGCTTGCAAAGGCGGTAACTAGTCTGTAGTATGCAGATCAGGCAGTAGTGGGGCGAGCCGTATATGTCAAAGTCCCCTGCCCAGTGCTCAGTGTGTCGCAGCCGTGAACCCATGCTAAGGGGTGAAGTCGAAGCTGCCACTGTTCTAACGCTCTGTAAGCCCGCTTAGTACCTAGCAGGGACAACGCGCCGAACCCTGCTAGCCTCTCAGGCGCATCTACAGGAGTAAAACGCAATGGCTACCAAAGAAAAGAAAGTCCCCGCCCTGAATGTCGGCTACTCCGACAAGTCGGGCGTGATCACCGTTTCCACCCCCTCCGACGATAGCGAAGTCGGGACCCTGAACGTCAGGGAGATGGCCCCGGAGGGAACGCCGGAACCGCTGATTCTGGCGGGAATCCGGTACTTCGCGGGCTACTTCCGCGACGCGGTCGCGGCGGCGGAGAAGGCGAAGAAAGACTGCGCCGAGGCCGTCGTCAAGGCGATCAAGGCGGTCACGGACGGTTCCCTGCAATTCCGGGAGCGTGGCGGCGAGGGTGGCCTGTCCACCGAGCAGGAGTTCGATATCATCGCCGGCGTGCTTGTGGCGCTTGGCGTGGTAGCGAACGAAGCCGACGCGAAGGCGGCGATTCAGGCGAAATACGATATCACCAAGGAAGTGGTAACGCCGCAGAAGGGAACGCCGGGCTCCGGCAAGGAAGGCGAGCCGGGCTACGTCGCCCCCTCGGCGGACTACAGGGAAGAGAAGCGCAGCTTGACGCGCCCGGAGTACCGCAAGCTCAAAGGCGTTCCGGCGGTCGCGGAAGCGCTGACCAAGGCGCAGAAGGTGGACTCAGTCGATGAACTGGCCGCCCTGGGCATCAAGAAAGCCGCTTAGTAGCGGGACCCCCCGAAAGGGGGGTTAGTTGCTAGCCTCTCCCCATGAGGCGCTAGACGGAGAAAAGGGGGGAAATGTGAGAACGTTCACAGATTCCCCCTTATTCCGGCAGTATCCTAGACGCTCATTCAACGTTTAAGGGAGTTACCCCATGTTCACCCGCTCGCAGCTTGCCCTAATCGCCGTTAACGCTCGCCGCCACTACGCCGCCCGCGCCGGGGTTCCCTGCTGGAATCCCTCACTCGCCGCCTACTACGTCCTTCGCCTAGTGGCAGGTAAGCCCCGTTTCCTAGTCCCTACCCTCAGAACGTGGGCCATCCTCGCCACGCAGGGTAAGCGCAAGGCCAAGACTACCCTGTACACTGGGCTGCGCCTGTTTGTCTCCCCTACAGGTGGCGCATGGGACAACCCTGTAGCACCTCGCTACATGGTAGGGGCATAGCATGGACACCTGCGATTATGCCCTGCTCCAGCAGATACGCCGCCTTGCCCTTGACCTGTCCAATCCCGGCATGCGGCGCCTTGTGGAGAAGGCGATTGATGCCATCTTGATCTGTCAAGCGCTAGGCATGTGGAAGTAGCCTAGCCCCCCACCCCCCGGATAGGGGGGAATTGCCCGAAAGGGCGCCGGGGGCCCAACTTGTCACGCACATTTTCCTACAATATCGGGTTTACCCCTAATTTCGGCTCTGCTTTTAAGGATTATGACCTAAAATAGGGAATTAGGAGGGAATATGGGGCGTCTAGGCCCGTAAAGGGCCAAAAAGGCCCTGGAAATGGCATAATAGGTGCTTATGGAGCTAATTGGGGCACTAATAGCCCTAATTAGGGGTCATGCGGCTTGCCCCCCTTCGAGGGAGGTGCCACTATCCCGCCATGCACGCCCCGACCCTTGTCCCCCTATCCGCGCAATGGACTCCCTGCCACCCGAGCGGGTAGAGCCCATTCCGGCCCCAGCCGCCGAGCCGGCGGGGATGCCCGCTTTGACCCTTGTGCCGTCGAAGGGCTTAGCGGCGGAGCTGACCCCCGCACAGCAGCAGTCGCAGCTCGCGCTGTTTGACCTACTGGGGGAACACGCCGACAAGAAGCTAGCGCAGGTAGTCATGCTGCCGTCGGCTGAGGATAAGGCCCTCACCGAGGCACGCACCGTCCAGGAGGCCATGCCTCTTATCGCCAATATGCTCAAGGCGGACAAGGCGGCGCAGGGCATCAAGAAGCCCTATCCCCGGACGGCGCTCAAACACCAGCATATCGTCGCATTCATGCTGTGCAACCCTTTCGCCACGACGACGGAGATTTGCTCTTTCTTCGGTATCTCTCCGACGACGCTTGGCAACATAAACAAGAGCGACACCTTCCAGTCCCTCATCGCCGCGCACAGGGTCTCCCTGGAGAGCGGGATCGGCGCGGACCTACAGGATCAGCTGCGCCAAACGATGGCTGCGGCGATCGAGGTCGTCCAGAAAGCTGTCGTCACAGGGCAGAACCCCGACTATGCCCTCGAAGTCATGGACAAAGCGGCCAACCGCATGGGCATGGGCAATAAGCACCAGACCAACGTCCAGATCAATAACAACGTAATCACCCCCGAGATGATTGCGGCGGCACGCGCCAGTCGGAGGCTTCCCTCTTGACGCACGCCGACCACTCCTTAGGAGCGCGGCTGTGCTCCCCTCCGCCATTCGCCATTGCCAGAGGGAAGCCTACCCCAGCTCAACGTGCTGGTCTTCGGTACGAGGAGAAGGCCCTTTCCTACTGTGAGGGGTGGGCCAGGGTTTCTGGGTATTCTCCATTGTCGAAGCAGTGGATCGAGTACCGCGATCTCTCGGGACAGGTGAGATGGGCCGAAGTGGACTTTCTGGCCCTCTCCGACACAGATGACAACCTGATCTTGGTGGAGCTAAAGATCAGGCACACCCGTGACGCCTTTCCCCAGTTGGCGCGGTATGCGAAGCTACTTCAGCGAATCTACCCCGAGCGGCATATCTGCCCGATCGAGGTCTGTCGGTACTTTGACGGCACCGAGTACCCTGTCGAGATACTCCCCACCCTACGCCCCCATCCCCATACCTGCGCCGCGGTGATCTGGGAGCCTCCCCTCTTTCGCGAGTTTAACGGCTGATGGACCAGCTCGAGACTCCCTCCAGAACGGCAGTCGAGCTGCCTCCGGAGGAGCTACCCGCTGAGCCCAATCTCGACACCGCCGTTTCAGTTCCTGAGCTCGTTACGCTGTACCTGAACGACAACGAGCTTTACTGCAAGACCTTCTTCCCCCAGACCTGCCGCCAGGATAGCGCTGTGTTCCATAAGCGCATCGACGACGCCCTGTGGTCCGGGCGCCGCAAGGTGGCTATTAAGGTCTTCCGGGACGGCGCGAAGACTAGCCGGGTGCGGATGTTCCTCTCCAAGAGGATCGCATACGGCATCTCCCGCACTATCCTGTATATCAGCAAGAGCGAGGACACCAGCTCGGCGACCCTCGAATGGCTCAAGCGCTTAGTCGAGAAACAGACCGCCTGGGCCACCTTCTGGGGGATTCAGAAGGGTGACGTTTGGGCCGCCGACCAAGCTAAGTTCTACAACTCAGTCCTCGATGTTACCATCACTGTGATCGCGGTCGGCATCCACGGCCAGATCCGCGGCTTGAACTTCGAGGACTTCCGCCCCGACTTGATCGTCTGTGACGATATCGAGGACGAGAAGACAACGAACACAAAGGAGCAGATCAAGAAGCACTCCGACCTGCTCCATGGGACCGTAATGCGGTCCCTCGCCTCCCCGGTGGACAACCCCGAGGCGATGATTGTCATCATACAGACCCCGCTCGATATGGATGACGCTATCGAGTTGGCGTTCGCTAACGCCGGGCCGGACCCTTTGAGTGACTGGCTCACAGTCGAGGCGAGCTGCTTCGAGGTCGATGCAGAGGGTAACGTCACAAGCTCCTGGCCGGCCAAGTTCCCCCTCTCCTTCTTGCTCTCGGAGAAGCAGAGCTACATCAAGATCAACAAGCTAAGTGTCTGGCTCCGCGAGATGGAGGTAACTGTCACCTCCGCCGAGACCTGCTTCTTCCTCCCCGAGTGGCTTAAGGTCCACCCGGCGCTCCCCGACTGTGTCTGGAAGACGCTGGTGCTGTTTATCGACCCTGCGTCCTCCGACGAGAAGTCCGCTGACTTCCAGGCTCTGACGATCACCGGGGACACCGGCGGTTCCGCATGGCTAATCGCCTACAAGCAAAGCAAGGGTACCGACATAGACCAGTCGATCACCGACTTCTTCGATGCTTGGGACCTCATGCTTACCCTCTCGAAGGGGCGCGCCGAGCTTAAGTTCGGTGTCGAGATTGTGGGCTACCAGCGACAGCTCAAGCGGGCCATCGAAAAGGCCATGCTGGCACGCCGGCGCTATGCCTACATCGAGCCTGTCCAAGATAAGCGTGAGAAAAGCGACGTCATCAACCAAGCGTTTACCCCGGTCGCCTCGATGGGGATGTACAACTGCCTCCAGGCCCATACGGAGTTCATCACCGACTTCACGAAGTACCCTGGAGTGAAGAAAGATGACCTTATCGAGAGTGCTGCCAGAGGCCTCGATATGCTGGACCTCACCGGGCGTTCCGGTGCGATGGTACTTGGCAATGTGCACCGCATCGCGACCCCCGGTGTTATCGCCAGAACCGCCAACCGTCTCATAACCGGACGAGGATTGCGCCTTGGCCGCTTCTCCCCTGATCATCAACGACACGAATAAGGACGGCAAGGTCGTCCCTATCCGGTCGGGCAAGAAGTCCCTCTTCGGGGAACTGGCGACAGATGACGCCTCCTACCATCAACACCTGGAGCTGTTCGACGTCTCCCAGCTGGTAATCGACTCCGCCGCCGCTCGGACCGACCTCCGTATCATCGAGGACTCCGACGACGAGGTGCAGCAGTGCCTTGAGACCCGTATCGACTCCCTGATTGGTGTCGACTGGCGTCTGGAAGGCGGCTCCGAGCAGGTACGGGAGTGGCTGACCGCTCAGGTCAAGCGCCACTACGACACCATTGTCACCAATGCCTTCTCCGCGCGCCTCTATGGCTACAGCGTCCAAGAGCGCATCTACAAGGAGGAGGGCGGTTACATCATAGTCGACCGCGTGGCCGAAAAGCCCTTCGAGTGGTTCATCCCCAAGCGGGATAACACCCTGTGGTTCCGGCCTAAGACGCTGATCCTCGTCCCCAGCTCCAACTCCAGGGCCTACATCGACGGCATCCAAGTCGATACACAGTTCAAGTTCCTTCTGACGAAACACAAGGCGACCTGGCGAAACCCCCGTGGGGTGGCTCTTCTAGCCTACCTCTTCTGGCCGTGGTTCTACCGAAAAGCCACATGGCAGTTCTGGATGCAGTTCCTGGAACGGAGCGGCCAGCCGCTTCTCATCGGGAGTGGCAATGACCCCGCTCAGATGGCTGCGCAGCTTGCCCTCGCTGTTCAGGATGCTGTCGTGGCCCTCCCTAAGGACTCAAAGGTCGAAGCCGTTGGCGGTACCTCCAAAGGAGACGCCTTCAACGCTGCGGAGGACCGCCTTGTCCGCAGAATTCAGAAGGTACTGCTGGGACAAACGCTTACGTCGGACGTGGGCGGCGCGGGTGGGAAGGGAGCGCGTGCCCTTGGCGAGGTCCACAACGAAGTCCGCCAAGACAAGACAATGGGGGACCTGAAGCTAGTTGGCCCCCTAGTCCAGAACTACATCGACGCGCTGGTAGCCCTGAACTTCCCCTCCAGCCGGAAGATCGAGCTCGTCTACTCCGTCGATAAGGGGCTCGAGACCGCTCGGGCCAACCGCGACGTCGCCTTCGTTAACTCCGGGAACATCGAGTTCACCGAGGACTACTACATCCGGGAGTACGGCTTTAAGAAGGGTGACATCAAAGTCAAGGAAGTCACCCCGCAGCAGCAAACTCCACAGGACTCGAAAGGGACCAACGAGGACAACGCTGACAACAAGGGCACGAAGCCGGGCGAGGAGAAGCCGAAGGAAGACGACGACGCGAAGGCTGCCGCCGCACACCAGCGGACGATGGACGTCGTCTCCGGCGTTGGTATGGCCTTAGTCAAAGCTGTGGCCGGTATGCCGCAGCCGCAGATCACCGTTAACACCCCAGACGTCCAAGTAACGACTCCGGCGGTAACAGCAACTTCCAACATCCACCTTCCACCCAAAGCTGGGCATAAGGTCGTAAAGACCGTAACCGCCAAGCAGGTCGGTGACGGCTTGATGGAAGCAACCATCATAGAGGAGGTCCAGCGTGATTCGTGATAAAGTCTGGGGTCGGGGTGTGCTGCTAGTCGAGAAGTTCGACTCTGCCGGCAAGTTCGTCGGCTTCGAGAAAGCCGAGAACCTGTGGCTCACCGCTGGGATCAATGAGCTCTTCGGGCTCTTCTCCGGCGCAAGCGTCAACTACTTCGATAACACCAATGCTCGCATCGGCATCGGTGACAGCGCAACGGCCGCCAACGCCGGTCAGACCGATCTCCAGGCCGCCACCAATAAGACCTACAAGGCGATGGACGCGACCTATCCGACAGCGCCCTCCGGGGCCGCTCAGGTCTTCCGCTCGACGTTCGGCACCGGCGACGCCAACTACGTTTGGAACGAATTTGTCCTGAAGCAGAACACCAGTGGTATCTGCTTGGACCGCGGTGTCCAGAACTTGGGCACTAAGGTCGCCGGCAGCACCTGGGTCGCAACCCTGACGATCAGCGCCAGCTAATGGCCCTCGCTGATACCGCTGTTACCGTCGCAGACGCCGCCTCCGGCGTCGAGCACGCCCTTTGGACTAAAGGGTCTAAGGTACATCCGGTCAGCGTACTGGCGGGGCCGGACGGCCACATCCTTGGGAGCAAAGACCTCCATATCTACGCTCTGCCCTCCCAGGTCCACGTCGCCGTTGCGAACACAATCCACTGGGATTTGTTCAACGCCGACGCGGCGAAGCTAGTCCGTATCCTAGCAATCAAGCAGCTCCCCAATATCAACACAGCGGTCACAGGGGTCGCTTTCGACTGGCAGATCTTTAGGACGTCTGCGGTGGGCACCGGTGGAACGGTGATAACTCCGTGGGTGCCGGATACCAGCCTAGCGGCGATGGATGCGGATGTTACGCTCAGAAGCAAGCCGACCGGCGGTGCTACCACGTCCGGCTCGGCTCTGCTTAACTACACAATCCACAGCGAGGAGACCAACGCCGCAACGCAGATGTTGCACATGATGATGGCTGGCGACGTAGCGGACATTCTTCCCGCATGTCTCCGCAACCCCATCACCGGACAGCATGGCATTCTGCTTCGGCAGAACCAGGGCCTCAAGTGCGTCCAAGTCACTAACAGCGCGGCCGGCAATACCGGCTGGCTGCTCGTCGTCAGCATCGAGGGTTAATGAGCTCCCTGCTCTTACTCTTCCAAGACAACACAACGCCGATAGCAGCGGCAGCCCCTGGCACGGGCGTAGAGGCCATCACGACCACTGCGGAGATTCCAGGGGCCGCCCCCGGTGCCGGCGCAGAGACGCTCACCGTCGATACACAGATTACTCTCGCCGCACCCGGTACCGGTGCAGACGACGTAGCTGTTACAATCCCAGCAACCCTCGACACAGACTCAGGGGTGGGCGCGGAAGCTCTCACTACTACAGCAACTATCGCCCCCAGCGATAGCGGCGTAGGCGCGGAAAGTCTCTCTACCGAAGCCGCTGGCGCCTTCGCCGCTCCAGGTGTAGGCGCAGCTGCCCTTTCAGCCGGGGCAGCTCTCTCGGCGGTGGCGCTGGGCGTTGGGGCCGAAGTGATGGGCACCACCGTCTCCGTCAACATCACAGATAGCGCCATTGGTGGGGATACTCTCCTAGCCGCTGAACCGGGCCAGCAGACTATCATCACTTACACTAATAAAGCTCTAGGCGGCGGTGGGCGCTCCCGCCGGGCTTATGTCTATGAAGAGTGGAATCCCACTCCGGCGCCTGCCCCGAACAATGCAGCTACCGGCACAATCGATGCAGCCCACGGTGCCACCGTTATCTCTATTCAAGCCGCTCTTGCCTTCAAGGGCAAGGGTGAAGGTAAGGCCGAAATCGAGGTCGAGAAGCACTACCCCCAGTTGTTCGACCTTCTCCTTCTTGTCGCATAACCGCGGAGCCCTACAATGAGCAAAAGCAACTTCTTCGAGAACGCCCTGCTGAAAGCGGTGTTCCACAATCTCGCCATTGCAGGGATCAGCCTACCCGGCGCGGGAGCGAGCCTTTTCGTCGGATTCCACACCGGGGACCCAGGTGAAGGTGGCGCGCAGAACGTCAACGAAGCCGCTTATACCGGCTACGCCCGTGTCGCTGTACTGCGCGATGCCACAGGCTGGACGATTACGGCCAACTCGGTCAGCCCGGCGGCTAACATCGAGGCGCCGGTTTGCACCGCTGCGCCTGGCGCCGACCTTACCCACTTTTCCATCGGTGTGGCGGGCGCCGGCGCAACGGACGTGCTGTACAAGGGCACCTTGGCGCCGGTGGTGGTAATGAACATTGGGGTAATCCCCCGCCTGACCGTCGGCACCACCGTCAACGAGGAGTAAGCTCTGTGGCTGTCACCGTGACTACAGAAGCAACCGTCCGAATCGCCTTTACCGTCTTAGATGACGGTGAGGACCGGTTCCAGGATGCGCTCTACTTCCCGATTGGGCAGGTCCCGGCGCCTGCGGTGATTCGGACGATGGCGCTGGAGCGTTACCAAGCGTGGCGGGCCATAGTAAGGCCGCCGCCTCACATTCCGACTCTCGCGGAGAAAGTGGCTCTCTACAGGATGCGCCGGGACGAACGGCTGCGTCTTGAGGCGGAGCTGGCTAATGAGGACCCAACAGTGGTAGCAGCGGCAGAGGGCTAATGGCTAATCGGTTCTGGGTAGGCGGCACCGGCAACACCGACGATACGGGCCACTGGTCCACAACGTCTGGTGGCGGCTCAGGTGCCTCTGTGCCCACCAGCGCTGACAATGCCACTTGGGACGCTAACAGCGGAACAGGCACTGTCACCTTTACTGCCAGCTTCACCTGTCTGACCCTTAATACCACAGCGGCCTTAGCGGGACTGTCTTTCGCGGGTGCTGTCAATGTCTTCGTACACGGCTCTTTTCTCCTTGGGGCCTCGCATGGCTGGACCTTCACAGGCTCCTTTTTCATGTCCGCGACGACTACCGGACATTCAGTCACTTTCAACGGTACAAAGAATACCAACTTCAGCCTGCGTCACTCCGGAGCTGGCGGTGGGTGGACCTTCACCGATAACGCAACTCTCGGCAATGCAGCGCAAATCACACTAGAGGCAGGAACGCTGACAGTCAGCAATCGCACTATCGACTGCGGTCTCTTCACAATTACAGGAGCAACCACGCGTGTCCTTAACGCCACCAGCACGACATGGTTGCTACGGTCAGGAAGTGGAGGTGGTGCGTGGCAGGTTTCGGGGTCGAATTACACCCTCAACCTGAGCAGCACCTCTATTACGCTATTTTCGGCGGGCCGTTTTCTCGGCGCCGGGCTGACATACCAGACAGTTTCCCTCACTAACAGTTCAGGGGGTACGTGCTTTGTTGACGGCGCGAACACGTATACAACGTTGTCGTTGTTAGGGTCAAACAACACAGGAGGCGCTTTCTCCCTCTCTGCCGATCAGATCGTTACAGGTACTTTGAAGTACTTGGGCTTTGCTGTCATTCAACGGATGTTGATGTGTTCTAACGTAATTGGCACCGCCCGCACAATTACGGCAGCGGCGATTGATGCCGGGTCTGACTTCTTTGACTTCATGGATATTACGGCGGCGGGCGCCGGTTCACCCTTTGCGACAGGTTCCAGCCTCGGCAACTGTCTTGGCAATTCAAACATCACCTTCACTGCGGCGGCTACCCAGTTTTGGAAGACTACCACCACAGGATCGAAGACCTGGAGCACCGCCGCCAACTGGTTCCTAGCCACCAACGGCGGGGGTGGCGCGGGGCGTGTTCCCCTCCCCCAAGACGATGTGGTCTTTGACGCCAATAGCATCGCGGCGGGCGCTGCGAACAGCACTGTCATCAGCACTAATATGCCCCGCTCTGGCAAAAGTATCACTTTCGCTGGAGTCACTCCGCAGCCGCAGATCAACTTATCTGCAACTTCCTGCTTCGGGTCGTTGAACGTCACCGGCACTTTCGTCACGAACGTGCAGGGATTCACTTTCGCCGCCCGCAGCCCGGTGACGCTTACCAGTGGAGGCAACACTTTCGGCGGTGTGACCCTGTCCATGCCGGGCGGAACACTGACGCTTTCCGACAGCTTTGCCGCCAACGCTACGTTCAGCCACGGTAGCGCCAACTCCACTTTTGATGCCAACGGCTTTAACTTCACACTGACTGGTGGCACCTATGCCGCCCAGCAAACCGGCGGCGTCACAAAGATGGGCGCGGGCACTTGGACGATTAACACCACAGGCGGCGGTAACGTCTGGGTCGTTCAGTCCACTGTGCAGCCCGGTACGTCCACCTTAAAGATTAACGTCTCAGGGGAGACTAACGCCATTCTGTTCCAAAGCGCTGCTGTAGGGGACCTCAACAATCTCTGGACTAGCGGCGCAGGTGGTGGCGGCATCACCCTCCAGGGGGGCTCCCTCGCCTTCAACCAATTCAAGGTAGACACCGGAAAGTCGGTTGTCCTCACAGCGGGGAACACCTACACAGCGGCTGACTGGCAGGTTAAAGGCACAATCCCCCTCACCGGCCTTAAGTACGGCCGCATTGGCTTTACAGGCTTCGGCTACTTCTCCACCCCGGACAGCGCTGCGAACTCTATCACCGGGGATATTGATCTTCGGTTTAAGATCGCGTTCCCGGTTTGGAGCACAGTAGCCACAAGTGCTGTTATCAACAAGAGCGGTGGGACCACTGTATACCAAGTAACGATAGGCAGCAGTGGTACCATCTTTGCGCTGACGTGGCGCGAGACTGGCGGGACCACCCGCACCGTCAACTTCGACGCCATTAGCGCTACGTCTAACTACGTCGCTAGGGAGTTCCGCGTCACTCTCGACGTAGACAATGGGAGCGGCGGACACACCGCAAAGTTGGAAGAGTGGCTCGCGGGATCATGGACGCAGGTTGGCGCCACAAAGAACGCGGGCGCCTTTACCACCAGTATCCAAGATTCCACAGATGATCTAGCAGTCGGCGCTGCGGCCAATGGCACTACATTTGGCAACACCGGCATGATCGTCGAGTACGCAGAGGTGCGTAACGGCATTGCCGGCGCCGTCGTCAATCGCTGCTATCCCGAGGAATACAGTGGCTCCGGCGCAACTTGGGTTTCCACCTCTCCACAGGCGGAGACCTGGACGCGCCGTAACACCGCACTCATCGCCAAGGCGGGCCAGGTGCGAATGACCACCGCCAGCGCTTCCGCTGCTACTGTAGCGAAGAGCGGTGGCGGTGCAGCTGTCTTCGACAGCGTTGCGTTCGCAAACTTGGCCGCCTCCGCTGCCAACACATTCTTCGCGGGGTCTTCTTCCTACAGTGAGGGCGGGAACACCAACTGGGTTGTAGGCACCCTGTCCGACACTGTTGGTACAGCCTCGGGCGTCGCAACTGTCGATGGAGTCGGGCGCGCCGTCTTCGGTACAGTGGGACTCTCTGTTGGTTCCTCTCCTATCGTTCAAGGAGAGGCACAAACCATAGCTACCACAATGGGCCTCTCCCAAGGAGTAGCCACTGTCGATGGTGTCGGCTTTACGCACCACAACTACTTCGACACCGTAGGTACCTCCAACGGCTTCGCCACTGTACAGGGACAGTATGTGCCTATCCCGTCTCAACGCATAGTCGTCATTCACCCGGAGGGCCGCCTTGTGGTGGTTAACCCCTAATGGCTGACCGTCTCGAAATCACGCCGGATGCTCAAGGGCGCTTTGTCGCCTTAAGGGATGATGAGTCCGCTCTCGACTGGTACTGGGATTGGGGGCCGTGGCTGGACGCAGACGGCGACACTATCATCACAGCTGCTGTCACTGGCGAAGAGTGCGTTATCGACTCCTTCGCACATGACGGCCGGATCGTCGTTGCGTGGGTCTCCGGTGGAGAAGCAGGCGTCCGCGCTCGCGCTGTATGCCACGTTATCACGCAACAGGGGCGGGAGGATGACCGCTCTATCATCTTTAAGGTCAAGGAGAGATAATGGCTACTAACCTAGTTCTCGTCAAGAAGGACCAGATCGACGCTGTCATCACAGCCGTCGAGACGCGGCAGCTTCGCGTCAGTAGCCAGCCGAAGGCCGGTATCTACGAGATGTTCGACAAGGCGCTTGCGACCTTGGAAGCACAAACCACCATGCGCGTGCAGGATGGTGTGGCCGTCATTCCGGTAAATGGAGCCATCTCCTTCGATGACCCCTTTGCCGCCTTCTTCGGAGAGACGACGATCAAGACAATCTCCGACAATCTGGACAAGGCGCTGGCGGATGACTCCGTCCATAGCATCCTTCTCCAGGTGAACTCGCCGGGGGGCTACGTGACGGGCGTAGAGGCGCTTAGCGACAAGCTGTACGCTGCGCGTGGAAAGAAGCGCCTCTACGCCCACACCGAAGGTATGGCCGCCTCGGCTGCCTACTGGATCGCCTCCGCCGCCGATCGGGTCTTTCTCGGCTCAGGTACCGCCGAGGTCGGTTCCATCGGCGTCTATCTTGTCCACTTCGATTACTCCACCCTGCTTACCAATGCAGGGATCAAAGTCACCGAAGTCACCGCAGGGGAGTTCAAGGGGCTGGGCTCCCCGTACACCGAACTCAGCAAGCAGGACCAGAAGCTCCTGCAAGCCGACGTTGACTATATCTACACCCGGTTCGTAGAGGCCGTTGCGCGGAACCGGGGCATCTCCACCGAGGAGGTGCTAAAGTCCGCCAACGGCCTTACGTTCTTCGGGGCTGACGCGGTCGCAAAGAGCCTTGCAGATGGTATTTCCACCCACCAGGAGGTCATTGCTATGACGAAGGAACAGGAAGACAAGGCCAAGGCGGAAGCGGCGGCCGCGGAACAAAAGGCGAAGGACGAAGCAGCGGTTGCGGCGAAAACCCAGGCCGAGGCCGGCACGCTCGCAGCGGCCCAAGCGACGGCAGCGGCCGCACAGGCCGAGCTGGCGCAGTACAAGGCGAAGGAGGCCGCCGAGAACAAAGCCAAGATCGAGAACGAGGCCCAGGCCGCCTACAAGAGCGCTTTCGGGCGTGACGCCACGGAGGAAGAGAAGCAGCACTACGCCACCCTGACCGAGACCGGCCGCAAGCTCCATCTCGCCAACCTGAAGGAGACCGCCGACAACCGCTCCGCGCTCGCCAAGAAGGCAGGGCTCTTCACGGAGATCGCCGGCGAAGGCGCCGCGGCGAACGACGGAGAGGACCTTCTCCTCCATGCGGCGCAGTCCCTGGGCCACATCGCCAAGTCCTAACCCAACGCAACCACAGATAGGAGCAAAGACAAATGCCCGAGAACTATGGAGTCACGATGGACGCGGCAAACAACGTCGTCAAGCAGCTGTTCGCGCGTAATACCGAAGTCAAGGCGCGGCAATGCTTGCTCGCAACGGCCGGCGGCATCTACAAGCGGGGCTGCATGGTGTTCGCCGCTACCCAGGACGCCACCTTCGCCAAGGTCCTGACGGCTGCCCTCCCGGCGGCCACCGACGTCATCGGCATCGTCACGGAGGAAATCGACGCAACGCTGGCCGACACGAAAGCCTCCATCTACGTGTCCGGCGAGTTCGTCAAGGAAGCCGTATACGGGGCTTCCGGCGCCATCGATGCGGCGGGCATTCTCGCCTCAACGGAGGCGTGCCTGCACCAGGGCATCAACCTGGTTCCCGCGGCCTACGGCGACATCGCCGGTTCGTTCTAAGCCACCCACCCGAAGCACAACAGGAAAGGAACACAACATGGCATACGACATTTTCGGGCGGCGCGAGCTTTCCCGAGTCATCAACCAGATGAAGCCTCCGGGGAATTTCTTCCGGTCGCGCTTCTACAGCGGCTCGGTCGAGACGCACGATACGGCGGCAATCGACATCGACGTGTACAAGGGCACCAGGAAGGTCGCCCCGTACACGCGGGCGACGAACAAGTCGACGCCTCTCGCCAGAACGCCCTTCCAGACCGGTAGCTTCAAGATCCCGTACATCAAGCTCAACCGGACACTGGCCGCGGCGGAGGTGTTCCTGAACAGGGGCATCGGGGAGCATATCTACTCCGACAAGACGCCGCAGCAACTCGCCGCCGAGCAGGTCGCCAAGGACCTCTTCGATATCGAGGAGGCCATCGCTCGGGCCGAAGAGCTCCAGGCGGCGCAGTCGATCGTCAACGCCAAGGTCATCATCAAGGGCTTCGACGTCGATGCGGAGATCACCCTGGGAAGGGACGCCGCGCTGGCTTTCACCGCAAGCACGCTGTGGTCCGGTGCGGCGGATATCCACGCGCAGCTCCGTCAGTGGTCGGCGCTGGTCTACGCGAAGTCGGGATACGCCCCGAACGTGCTGATGGGCGGCGCGGCGGCTCTCGACGCTTTCTTCGCCAACTCCGGTGTCCGGTCGATCCTGGACAACCGGCGTATGGCGGCAGGGGCCATCAACACGGACCAGCAGTACGCCGCGGCGCGGAACTACGGCTCTTTCGCCGGTCTCGAGATCTGGGAGTACTACGACCTGTACCTGGACGACGCCGACAACACGGAGAAGCTGCTCATCCCGACGGACAGCATCGTGCTGGCCTCCACCGGGATGCAGACCACCGCGCACTATGGTGCCATCCAGGACTTCGGCGCCATGATCCCGCTGCGGCGTTTCGCCAAAACGATCGTGGAGGAGGACCCGTCGTCTCGGGTCTTGATCGTGCAGTCGGCGCCTGCGTACATCAACCACACGCCGGACGCTACGGCGCTCATCAAGGTGGTCTGATTCGCCGGCTAGAGCGGGCTTCCACAAGAGGCCCCTCTTTCTAGGCTCCCGGTCGGGGGCTTAGGAAGAGCACAAAGGAGGTAACTATGCCTTACTATACAAACCGCAGATCGCTGGAGATTGCCTACGGGGAAGACGAGGTCGACGGCCTCATCCCGGAAGACGTCGCGCTGACCAAAGCGGCGAAGGCGGCGCAGGAAGAGATCGACTCCTACTTGCATACCGCGGGCTATCTCCTTCCGTTGACCTTTACGGAATGGTCCGGGAACACGCCGAGCACGCTGCCGGGATTGCTCCAGAAACACAGCGATGCGCTGGCAGCCTCGAACCTGGCCTCGGCGGAAGACCTGCACAAGCAACGCTACGACCTCGACCGGGCGGAGGCCATCAAATGGCTGGAACAGGTCCGGGATGGCCGGATCAGGATAGCGAACAATGACGGCACTCTGCTGACCTATCGGGCGACGGTGCCCGGCGGCACACTGCCCAACGGTGCCAGCCTCGCCATAACGGTGGCTCGCCCGCGTGTCTTCACACAGAACGTCTGCCCGCTCCCCTACCCTAACGACAAGGTGCAGCTCTAATGCCCGGCCTGTTTGATATCAAGGTTAAGGACCTTGGGCTCCGGGATAGGCTCAAGCGGGCTGATAAGCTCTCCACAGCTAACCTCACGGTGGGCATGGAGCGCATTGGCCGCCGGTGGTTGCAGCTCGTCGAGCAAGGCTTTAAGGAAGAGCGCGACCCTTATGGGAACTCCTGGGAGCCCTTGGCAAAGCGCACAATTCGGAAGAAGCGCAAGCTCGGCTATCGGCACCCCGAGGCGATTCTCCAAGCGTCCGGCCAGATGCGCCGGAGCTTCTCGTTCTACGCTACCAGCCGAAGCGTGACTATCTACAATAACCGCGCAGCCTTCCCAGACGGTACAGACGTCGATATCCATCAAACCGGCGGCCAGGGGGAGTTCCGCATCCCGGCGCGTCCGATGGTACCGTTCAGGGACGACCTTCCGGACGAATGGTTTGACGCGGCGCAAAACGCCATAACCTACGCCCTCGGGAGGTACATGGCATGAACGTTCTCCGGGATGCGGTCGTAACGACGTTTAAGAACAAATTCCCCCAGATGACGGTTCTGCCCTTCTATGGTCTCTTGACAGAAGACACCGAGAAGCAGATTTCGTACAACTCGCCGGGGATACTCGTCTGCGCCCTGGGGGCTAGTGAGCCAGACGACAGCATAGCGCCGTGGGAGCTTGAGTCACAGCTCGGCGCCGTAATCACCGTCAAGGCCGCCAGCATGGCAGAGCGTGATCGTCTCGGCTGGGACCGTTGCATCGAAGTCGCGGATGTAGTCTATGCGAACTGCTGGGGGATCTCCTGCCAATACATTCGCCCGGCGCATATCACGCTACTCCGCAAGAACGAACAGAGGGACGCAGAGGGTGTTCCGACGGGTCAGGCGTACTGGACGATTCAGTTCACAAACCTGATTAAGTTTGAAGTGCTGTTAGGTCAGACCGGCCCGTGAGGGCGTAGTACCGATTAACTTGAAAGGAGAACTACATGGCTAAGTGCCGCATCGCCGCCGGGACCGTCTTCCTGAAGGACCTGTCGGTAGCAAACCAACCGTACCTTTCGGTGGGGAACGCGCAAGCGTCCCTTGCGATCACCGAGGAGGTGCAGGAGCTGCCGGATTACGAGAGCGTCTCGGGCGGTAACGCCTGCGCCGTCCGCGACGTGGATTCGGTGGAACTCACGCTGACGATGTACGACTACGACAAGAAGAACCTGGCTCTCGCCGTTTTCGGCACGGCGTCCAATCCGGCGGCTGCGGCCGTCGTGAACGAACCGGTGCAGGTGTTCCTCGAAGGGATCACGCCGCTGGCGCACATGCCGTCGCCTTTGACGGCAGTCGTCAACGTCGGCGCTACGACCTACGTGCAGAACACGGACTACACCGTCGAGGCGGGGGGCATCAAGGTCATCGCCGCTAGCCCGCTGGCCGTCGCTATCGCCGCTGGCAGCGGCACGCCGAAGTTCCTCGCTGCCGAGGTCGACTACAACTACGTCGTAGAGGACGTCGTGCAGGCCCTGGTAACGAGCGGCAAGACGTTCGCTGCCCGAATTCACACCAAGAACAAGGCTGCCGACGCAAAGGCCGAAATCTGGACGCTGCACAAGGTCCAGTTCGGTCCGACCGCAGCCCTCCCGATCATCTCTCGGGAGTTCGGCCAGTTCGAGGTGAAAGGGGAACTGCTCTCCATCGGCATCGCACCCGTCGGAGAGAGCAACTTCTTCAAGATCCAGCAGCAGGTGTAACGCGTGAACGGCTGTTATCTCGGCCGGGGCACTCTGCTGGTCTCCGTCTTGGGGACCAGCAGGGGCTTTTTCCCCCTCGCTGGGCAGTCGGAGATTACGCTCTCTTTCCAAGAGGATAACGAGAGCGTCAACGACGCCAGGCACGGCGTTAACGAGCGTGTTGACTGGTACGTCAGAAACTACCGAGTCACGCTTGAAGCAGAGTGCTTCGATATCAGGACGGATGCGCTGGAGCAGTTAATGAAGACAGTGCATACGGTGGTGGCTGGCGGCTCAGGGAGCTATCAGTTCCCCTCGCCCCTAGTGCTCGGCTCGCCTTATTTCCTTGGCCAGCCGAAGGTGTCTGGCGTGGTTGTCACTGATGGACTAGCGGCTGTCGTTAGCGCCAGCTTGTACACAGTTGACGCAGCCTACGGTCTCGTGACTTTCACCAGCGCCCTCGGCGGATTCACTCCGCCCTTTACCGCCAACTTTACCTTCGCCGGGTATGATGCTTTTGCCCTGTCAACCCGGAGTCCTATAGTAGCTCAAGCGATCTTTAAGGGCATTAACAAGGTAACTGGAAAGGAGGTCATGGCTCACTTCTATCGACTGACCCTCGATATCGGGGAAGAGCTCAAGTTGGTTCAAACGCCATTCTCCGGCATAGTGGTCCGTTTACAAGCCACGCCGGACGTTGCGCAGACGCTCGACTCCACCCTAGGCCAATATGGAAGGATACTGTTACTATGAACGATACCACAAATGAGGTCGCACTGCTCTTCCCTCAGGGCAAGGCGATTACGCTGAAAGGCGAAGAAGTCGTCATCAAGCCTTTCGGCTTCGGCAAGTTCCCCAAGGTGCTCGCCCTGATGAAAGGGTTCAAAGAGCCCCCCGCAGGGACCACTGTCACCGCGTTCAATATCGGCGAAGCAATCGCCGACAACGCCGAGGCGGTAATGGATCTCTCGGCGCTTGCTACCGGGCGGCCCAAGGCGTGGTTCGACGACATGCCGATGGACGAAGGCATTATCCTCTTGAAGACCATCCTGGAGGTAAATGCCGATTTTTTCGTCAAGCGCCTCCAGCCGAGAACGATGCAAGCGATCCAGGATCTCCAAAGCTCACTTGGGGCGCTGTCGTAACAAAGTTGGTGGCGAGCGGTCACCGGTTAGGCGACATTGAGAACTACACCTTTGGGCAGATTTTGACCTTCTGGAGAAACATCCAAAATGGCATCTAAATCCCTGGAACTGATCCTTGAGCTAATCGTCAAGGACGCCGGTGGCGATCTTGCCAAGATCACGGCAGGGATGGATGCTATCATCAAGAAGGCGAACGACCTCAAGTCGACCGCACAGCTGAAAGACTTGCTTGGCGCCGAGAGAGCCAAAGAGCAGATCAACGCTCTAGGCGTCGCCATGCAGAAGTTAGTAGACTTCCGGACTTTCTCGCATCTCGGGCGAGAGGCCTCTTTCTTCTTTAACAGCATGAAGCAGATGCAGGGCTTCAAGCTGGACATTGACTTCACTAAGCTCGAGAACTCCCTGGAGGTTGTTACCAAGGAAGCAAAGACAGCGTTCAATACGCTGACTGATCTCAAGAAGGCCAAGCTCGACTTAGACATCACTGCGCCGCTTAAGAAGCTAGACCTCCTTAGGATCGGGGGGCGGCAGCTCGTTGAACAGATCGAAGCGGCGGGCAAGAAGCCCCTCGATATTAAGACGGGTAATACCGAGCAGAAAGTTGCTGCGGTAGCGAAGAGTGTCAAGCAACTGGCAACAGAGAAGGAGCGGCTCGGCGCGGCGACTAAACGCTCCGAGGAACACTTCCGCTTACTGAACACAACGCTCGGTAACGTCGCAAACCAGTTCCTCTTCGTCCGCCGAGTTATCATCGCCTTCGCCGGTGTGAACCTTGGCGGAAGAATCATCGAAACGGTCGCTGCCTTCGATCGGCTGAATCAGTCGATGAAGGCTGTGTTTCAGAATCAGGCCGGACAGGAGCTGGACTTCGTTCGGCAGACAGCCGACCGGCTGGGTTTATCAGTAACAGACCTCGCCACCAACTGGGCCAAGTTCGCCGCGTCGGTCGATCCGACGAAAGTCTCGATGGCGCAGATGCGGGAGAACTTCCTCGCTGTCGCCGAGGCGGGCTCAAGGCTCGGCTTAAGCACTGAGGAGATAAACGGCACCCTCGTGGCCCTGTCGCAGATCGCGTCTAAGGGCAGGCTGTCGATGGAGGAATTGAGACAGCAGCTCGGTGACAGACTGCCAGGGGCGGTGCGGATCGCAGCGGAGGCTCTCGGCGTAACACAGGCCAAGCTCTTCGCGCTCATTGAACAAGGGAAGATCGGCTCTGACGTCTTCCTTAATGCCTTCCCGAAGGCCCTTAGGGCCAGCTTCGGCACCGACCAGAACACCCGCATCGAGACTATCGGGGCGGCGATTGTCCGCCTCCAGAACGCCTTTAAGGAGCTGCTGAACGCCGCGGTCCGTAGCGGCGCTCTGGAGGCCTTCACTAGAATCATCAATGATCTAGCTACGAAGTTCAAGGACCCTGCCTTCATTAGCTCCATGCAGGATCTGGCGAACGCTATCGCTAAGATCGCGGTAGCGGCAATCGGTGCGGCCAAGCCGCTGGCGATCCTGCTGGCAGGTTTCATTGCGTTCAAGACGTTCCGGGGAATCACGGACGGGATCACTGCACTGACGGTATCGTTGGTTAACTTCACTAGTAGCATAGGTAAGGCGACCGGCATTATGTCGGCGTTTGTGCCGACGGCCACTAGTGCGGCGCAGGTCGCTAAAGCCGGTGCGGCGAACTTCGCCGGTTGGTCCTCTCAGGTTGTCGCCTTCGGCCGCGTTCTGCTGGCAACCACTGGAATCGTCGGTGCGCTGGCAGCGGCGTATGTTGCACTTAACGCTGTCGCGGAGAAGTTCGTTGATTCCCTGATTAGCACACAGGAGAAGGCCAACGCGGTAGCTGAGGCGCTCAGGGAAGCGGCAAGTAACGATCGCCTGGCTAAACTGTTTAACGAGCAGGCCGCCGCGCTCCAGAAGTTCAGTGAAGTGTCTGTTCTGACGACGGAGCAGGTTAAGGCGCTGACGCAGGAACAGGCGCAGTTGTACAAGCAAGGCGCCGAGGGTGCTGAGGAGTTAGCCACCGCGCAGGAGAAGGCCGCCGCCTCGGCGATTAAGTCCGCACAGGAGCGCATCAAGTTCCTCCAGCTCGACGGCGAGAACACCGCTGCGGCCCGACAGGAGATTGACAGCCTTATCGTTACGATCTCGCAACTGCGGGATCAACAGGCAGCGGCGGCAGAGAAGGCTGCGGGCCTGGCCAAGGCACTAGAGGATGTCGCCAATAGGGGAGATGCCTCCGGTCGGGCGATTATCGACAACGCCGATGCTATCAATCGGCTGATCGTTGGCGCGGATAAGGCCGGGAAGCTCGGGGAGCAGCTCCAGCGGATTGACCTGACAAAGCTCTCCAAAGACGCCAAGGGCATCATCACCGCCTTTAACGACGCAAGAGAGAAAGGGGACGACTTTGCGAAGGCGCTGGAAAAGGCCGTTCCGAAGAATTGGCTGGATGGCGCGCAGAAGGACCTATCTGACACCACGAACGCAATCGCGGCGCTGATCCAAGAGGGGCTTATCCCGGCCTCAGTAGCTGCGGATGAGCTGGCTAAAGACCTCTCTAAGCTGGACGCAGACAAGATCGCCGCTTTCGGGGTAAGGGCACAGGCTGCCTTCGAGCTGGCAACGGTCTCGGCGCAGGCCCTGGACCTGATGCTGGAGTCGCAGCTTCGTGCCAGTATGAACAAACTCGGCGTTGATGCTGAGTTCGCCGGGAAGAACATTAACAAGGCATTTGCGGAGTTGACAAGTAACTTCGCAAACCTCGCCGGGAACGTCAAGGCCACTGGGGCGCAGATCAAGGAAGGCCTCGATATCTCCATCGCGGCTGCTAAGTCGAAAGAGGAGCTACAGCTCCTTAAGAGCACCATCGAGAACCTTGGGCTTGCCAGCGGAAAGTTCGCCACGGAGCTTGAGGACTCCCTGCTCCGTCTGGACGATAAGATTCGTCTCATGGGTGCGACGCTTAACAGCGCCCTCGGAGATAGCTTCCAGCGCCTGGGGATACAATCTAAGGCGATGCTCACCGCGATGGCCGATCAGGCCGTCGTCGACTTCAATCGGATTAAGACCAGTGGCATGGCTACGGCGCTGGAGCTCGAATCTGCCTTCAGGAAGATGGCGGAGGAGATCACTAAGCTCAATAACGGCATCCCACCCCTCTCGCTTAAGTTCGGCGCGATGGACAACAACGCCTTTGATGTGCTAGTAGCGATGGCGGAGAAGGCCAGCGCTAGGATTAAGAAGGCTATCCAGGATGCTATCCCCTTAGCGGACACCAAAGAGAAGCTCCGCCTACTTGCTGAGGGTATAGAGTTCGCCTTTGATCGCGGGCGCATCTCTATCAACGAATTCAAGGAGGTCATGTTTACGGTCGGACAGGCCCTTCGAGAAGCTGTCGCCAGGCCGATGGGAGAGGTTCTAGCCGTCGTAGAGAAGTTCGGCTTCCAGACGCGGGATATGCTGAAAGCGACGGCTGACAACGCAAGAGAGGCCTTCGATGTTATGAGGTTCTCCGGCGAGTTCACCACCCAGGAGCTAGCCAAGGGGGCGCAGCTATACCTCGATGCGTACAAAGCGGCGAATGACGGCGTTGTGGACAGCTTCGACCCAGTCGTCCAGAAGGCGCTGGAAGTGGTAGAAAGCGTCAATGGGGTGAAAGACAGCCTGCTGGGGATGAAGGACGCCGCTGCCCCTATCGATACAGGCAGCCTCCGGGACAAGACCGCGCCTCAATTGCAGCTTCAGCTGGATGAGCTGACGAAGGCGTATAGAGCCATAGGCGTACAAAACGTGCAAGACCTCCAGATCATCCAGGAGATACAGAAGGAGATACAGCGGCAAGCGCTGCTCGACGCCGAGGCGCGGCGGAAGGCCATTGAGGAGGCATCGACGGTAATGGTGGGCGCCGCCGAGACGCTGACAGAGGCCAGTGATCGGGTGCAAGCGCCGCAGCAGCAGCAAGGGGTGGGAGGCGGATTACAGAAGGGTGGGCTCACAGGGACCCAAGGACAGGTTAAGGGTCTCGGTGGAGACACCATCAATATCAACTTAAACGGGTCTGGGACGATCACGGCAGATGAGGTGAAACGGAAGGTTGTCCCCGCACTGAACGTTAGACAACTCAGGAGACGGTAGAATGAATGGCGTTCAGCGGTTTCTGCACGGTGGGAACAATAGGCTCCGTTTTGCAACCTCGTTCACTGGGCCCGTACGCCCCATCGCGAACGCTGTCATCCAGAAGCCTGTGGCCAGGTCAGGGTCACTCGTCGGTGCTGTGTCAGGAACCTTCACCGGAGCAGAAGAAGCCTTATACGAGTTCCAGGTTGTTAACACGATTGCGGATACGCCAATCGTCACCGCGCCCATCTTCCTCGGTGTAGGCAATGGAGCGATGCAGTCTGTAGCCGCCGCCGGCCTTAGCGTTCGTACAGTAGACGTAACACTGGCGGACCTGGGGCAGCTCCTTACAGCGGCTAGCGCCGACCTGCAAGGCGTTCGGGTTATGATGGACACACCCGGCGCCGCTGGTAACGCCTTCTACTTGCAAGTAGACCGCTCGGGGCTGGTATTCACCCCTCAGACCTTTTCCCTACTGGAGGACCTTGCACAGGGAGAGTCCTCAGTGATCGGCCCACAGTACGACTGGCAAACGGTCGCTGCGAACGCTAACGGCTCGGTGCCCCCTACCGCCAAGAGGCTCATCTTCGGCGAAGACCGCAATAACATCTATGTGCAGTATAAGAAGCTTGAAGATGGAGAGGTCACTTATCACTTCGAGCCCCCGATCAAGCAGAAGTACGCCGCAAAGACGCGGGTGTCCTTTGTGACGGGAACGTACACGGCGAAGCTGTATGAGATAGTCGCGGGTACGCCGACGCTCCGGGAGACCTACGCCGGGATCACTACGCTGTATGATCTCCTCAACAGCATTAGAAGCACAAGCGCGTTCTTGTTGGTTCAAGGGGCGGTTGCGAACGACCGCAATAGCGGCGGCCAGGCGCTCCTTGAACTGACGCTTAACACCGATGCGCGGATTGTCCTGAACACCGGCGAAGGGAGCGAGTACGCCACAGGCTTCATTGATACCTCTATCAGCGCTAACTCCCCGACGGAGCTAGTCGAGGCAACCTGCATCGCGGCCACCTCACTGGAGGCGCCGGGTGCCACTCTCGGCGGTGAGCTGTGGGAACTCAAAGGCAGCGTAAGCGGTGTGTTGAGGAATAACCTGAAGACAGGTGATCTGTTCTCTAACGCCTTCTTCGCGGCACGCATCCCCCAGAAGCTGCCCCCCGGCTACATCGCTCTGCCGAAAGGGTCCTTCACGGTCAAAGAGATCAACTACAACGAACAGCTCCGTACCCTCGATGAGGTTACAGGGGAGTACACTCCCCTTAAGCCCCCTATCTGCGTTGACTCCCGCACCCTCGGGGTTAACGCCCAAGACGCCGTCATCACGCTTACGTACAAGAAGCGCCCGGCGGTCAATGCGTGCTCTTGCAGTGAAGATCGGGGGATTGCGCTTAGCCCCTTCTGTCTAGGCGTAGTAACAGATAGCGAAGGAGGTAATCAAATGCCTTACGGCTCGGGTACCATCACCCGGCTGGTGGGGCTCTATGACTGGTTCGCCGATACGGTGCGGGATAACAGCCACTACTTTGTGCAGACGCCGACGTCTACGTCAGGACATTCCATTGTCCGCCAAGACCCGTTCATCTCACAACCAGGGCCGTCGACATTGCAGCAAGATCCAACGTTGACGGCAGAGGCTGCTCTCCGGGCTAACACCGCGTACATCTCGCTCTTCGAGATGGTGAAACAGTTTGAGCAGACACTAGCGGAGGTGGACAAGCTAACGGCGGGGGCGCTCCGAACGGCCGCCGAGTCAGCTTGGGATGCAGCTTTGACAGAGCTGCAACTGGACGTAACCACGTACCTGTCAAGAAAGCCGTGGTCGCCGCCAGCGGACCCTGAGATCGTACCGGCATTCGAGAACCTTGCCGCTGGGGATGCTGTCGGTGTGTTCTACGACGGCAACACACTCAAGGCGCGAAAAGCCACCGTGAACGACTTCCGCATCGGTTTCGTCGATGCGGGCGTGACGGCGGGTGTGAACGCATCGGTGAAGTTCTCCGGTGTGAACCCAACCCTGGTCGATGAGGCTGCGGTGGCAGGGGACACTGGCCCGCTTCCGGTGGAGTACTGGAAGCACTACCCCTCGACGGCAACGCCGGGGAAGTATGTTCTGCACAAAGGTGGGACGGGGGGCAGCGTGTCCTTCCTCACCCACGGGCAGCTCAAGTACCGTAGCGCCACCGCAGGGGAAATGGTCGATCACGGTGCGCCGAAGAACAACGCGGACGTCGTGGGGATGGCCCTTCTGCCGGACCGTTACAAGTCGCGCTTGCAGCACGTGCTGATCTCGGGAGGCATAAGCCCCCTGGGAAAGGGTGACGCTGACACCGGAAGCGGGGACGGGTGTTGGCGAGATAACGGGGATGACTTCTTCTGGGAGGTTGTTGTTGGGGAGCAGGCATACGCCCCCGCCTTCACAGGAGTCCCTTACTACTCCTCGCAGAAGTATCCGGGGGGTGTCGTCGTTAATGGCGTGACGACCCCCTCGGAGGGTTACTACTCCACGAAAGAGTTTGGCTTTATCTTGGATATCCCTTGTAAGGACGAGCTAGTCCCTGGGGATGAAGTGATCCTAGTGATCGGGAACGCCGGATATGAGCCCACGTACAGGAAAGGGGATAGGCTGATCCTCGGGCTGGTCGCCGCGCAGAACGTTTCCTTCTTCGGCGGAAATGACGGCGACAACGTGCAAACCTGGCACGTGCAGGATAGCGTGTTCGGGGCGCGGCCGGCCTACCTTCTAGATACGGACCTGCCGGTGGCATACAGCTCCGGCGGCTTAAGTTTCCTGATTACACAGGGGCCGATAGCCTACGTCAAAGGGGATAAGTACAGCTTTGCCATTGAGGGCGGTAACTTCCAATGGCGGAAGACGGTGGGCGGCGTGGTCGGCTCCTGGAGCGGGAACTTGGATATCGTGCTTACGCCCATTGCGCTGGACAGCGGGCTGAGCCTCCAATGGACCCTCGGCGCTGCGCCCGCAGTCGTGCAGGGGGATATGTACAAGTTCCTCGCGTTGCAGCCGTATGCTCTTAGTAACCTAATCAAGCCTGACTTCGACAGGTGGGAATGGGGAGGTGCGGGCTCGGCGGTACTTGTCATCGACTTGGGGTTTACTAGCACCATCGAGGCGCTAGCGGTGGCGTTCCATACTCTCCCTGTAGGGGCCGCAGTGACAGTAGAAGGCGGTACGACGCCAGGCGTCTATACACAGACAGCAGGCCTCGTGTGGCGTAAAGACGTAATGGTGAAGTTGTTAGCTACGCCCTGGAACGTGCGCTATTTGCGCCTTAACATCCCTAACCCCAACGGTGGCATTGGCTGGTTTTACGCGGGCATGGCGGTCTCTATGACTTACTCTGCACAAGTGCAGCTCCAACGGGAGTACAAAGTCAAGAGAAGCGATGGTATCAACCCGAACGGGGTACACCAGGGTACAAGCCTTTCCGGCACTGTGACGTTCCCGGAGGGGCACGTCAAAGATGCAGATTATCTCAAGCTGGTTGATATGCTGGACTGGCTAAAGAGCAACGACGACGAGGCGCTCATTTTCCTCCCACAGGCTACAAGGGAGGATGAGGTCATTCTCGCCACAGTAGAGTCAGACGAGATTACCTTCTCCGACGTGTTCAACTTCCAACCCAACACAGGCGTCGAGAGGAGAATTAGCTGCACAATCCCGCTGCGCGGTGTAGCGTTTAAGGGATAGTATGGGGATTACAACGAGATACGCGCAGAACACCGAGGAGCTGGAACGGCTTGCACAGGCGTTGGCGCAGACTACCCCCTCATTGACCATAGAGGGGGAGCCCGGCTTACAGGGAGAGAAGGGGGAGCCCGGCGAAGACGGCGTTGATCTGACTGACCTCCCTATTAAGTACATAACAGCTAGCTCTGGAACGGTCACACTGACAGCTACACAATCTCGCCGCTTCCGCATCACTCTTAACGGAAGTATCACCTTGAAGTTCTCCGGCTTTGCTGACGGGATGAAGTTCTCCATCTCAGTGACGCAGGGGAGCGGTGGCGGGAACCTGATCACCTGGCCTGCTAACATCAGATGGGCCAATGGAGGCGCTGCCCCGACATTGACCACAGCGGATGACCAACGGGATACGTTCGGATTCGAGAGATTCAAGCATGGCGCTGAGGACAGCTTTGATGGCTTTGTGATAGGACAGGATATCTAATGGTCGATTGGGTTGGGCAGACACTTCCGACCGGAACGGCGCAAGAAGGCTGGAAAGCCGCTTGCTGGGATGGGACGTACTTCTATCTATTCGACGATGCGGGGGGATCAACGCATAAGGTGCTGAGATCCCCTAGCGCCGCAGCGGGCTCTTGGGCGTTGCAGACTTGCCCGGCGGTGAACGTCAATGCCGCCAGTGGTGTAGATGGGACAGTGGTGGCTGTAGGCACAGGTGGAGATTTACTCCGTACCGCGAACTCCGGAGGTACCTGGACAGCGGACACTATGCCGTCTGCCAATAACTGGGTGTCTGTTGCTAACAACGGTAGTAGGTTCGTCGCGATCCACGGTGGATCCAACGCTAACAATCAATCCGCTTACAGTGATAACGGCGGTGCCTCCTGGACCAGCGTGGCGATCCCTGGCACCACACACAACTGGCGGACGGTTATGTGGACAGGGACTAAGTTCGTCGCTATCGGATACAACGGGCCAGGGGATAGAGGCGCTATCAGCACTTCAACGAATGGAACAAGTTGGAGCGCCCCGGCTAATATCACAACAGTGTCCTATGACCCGATCTGGGCGGCTAACATCGGTGGGACGATTGTCGTTGTAGCGCACGTCCCGACGTTTGAGACGGTTCGTAGCACCGACCACGGCGCCAACTGGACGCGGGTAGACACTGGGTTGACGATATTGAACAGCGGGAACACTGTGTCGATACACGCGACGCCCGCTGGTTTCTACGTACTTGGGTATGACCTCGATCAGCCCTTATTTAGCCCCGATGGAATTACCTGGGTTAATGCTAACTTCCCCGGTGGGACCACAGTGGGCTACTTCCTCCCCGGCAGCCATTGTGGTAGCCCAGATGATGTTAACGTCGCAGCGTCAAGTTACCAGGCTTCCTTCGCAATGACCGTCGGCGAGCCCCCGGCTGTTATCTCTTCTTCGTTCTTCCACTTCACATTCGGCGGTTAAGATGATTGTCCAGATTGACATAGGTGGGGCCTTGGTGTACTTCGGAGCCCCCTCGGCGCCGAACCAGCCGCCTCCGTTCTATCCCTATTTAATGTCTGTCGGGGCGATGCAGGATAACACCGGGGAAGAGACAGGCAACGTAGAGTTCCTGTTGCACCTTAAGGCGAAGCCGTTGGTTTGGCTTAACCTCCGTAGGCGGGTGGCGATACTTGAAGACAACTTGACTCCCGCCTTCGAGGGCTACATAGGGCGCATCTCGTTCAACGAGGGGATAAACGTGACGGTGGAAACGTGAGCGCCTTGATGCTGTTTGAGGATGTGCCACTTGTCTCAACGAACAAGCTAGGGGCGTTCTTCGACTCTCAGCTGATAGCGCACCACTACGGGGACTTGACCCGAAGCCGCGTAAGGTGCGTCAAGGTGGAGTCGGATATGTGGCTGGTCGCGGGGCATCCCTGCCAAGCGGTGGAGAAGTGCTTTGTCGACAATGGCGCGACAGAGGGATTTCAGGCTATTGTGCGCGCGGACGTGGATGGCGTCGTGAGGCAGTATGTGCGACTGACCAGCCCGAGCGCCTCGGACCAGCCTATCGTCGAAGTCTGTATTAAAGGGAAGATGAACCCAATCACCGGGAAGCTGATTGAGAACCCGGATGAGATAATCGAGGATATCGCCAAGTTGTGTGAGCGAGTCCTTAGGTTCCCCCTCTTCCGAGAGCAGTGTAACCTCCGAGGGCTTAGAATCGCCGGCTCTGTGTACGAGGCGCGGTCGCTCAGAAGCTACGTTAACGAGATCATCCAGAGCTGCGGCGCAGAGTGGCTCGGTGACAACGCCGTCTTCTACCCGCCGGTTGAGGGCTATGCTGTGCCGGTGGAGGCTGCCTCCATAACGACCCACGTGGCTATGACCGACGTAGCGGGGGTCTTGTCAGTCTTCTATGGGTGGAACCACTCCCAGGAGAGAAACGGGAACTTCATTGAGCTGACAGCAAAGGGTTGTCAGTATACTAATAAAGGCGCGATATACGCTAGGTGGCTTAGGAGCCCCCGAGATGCTGAGGCCCTTGCTCGGCGTGTGCTGGGTAAGCGGGCAGGGGAGTTCGTCAAGGTTACAGCGACTATTGAGGAGAAGATCCGGGCGGGCACTGTGATTGACCTGCCGGATAGGAACTTTCCTGGGAGGATGCTTGTACTGGCGGCTACTCCGACGGAGGTCAATACACAGGTCGAGGGGGAGATTGTCCTCTCGGTCTACCCTAATCTGCTGGTCACTCAGTACTCAACAGAGAACTTATCTGTTAGGTCTGAGAGGATTGATGTGCTGATAAACCTCGAGAAGATGGAAGCGGTCATAAGCATCTTCGATCAGCAAAACCGGCCTATGGAGGGAGTGAAGGTGACCTACGATGGCTCTATTACGAAGGTCACGGGCGTCACCGGCGTAGTCACCTTCGCGGTGTCAAAGGGGAATCACACGCTGCTGCTGGAAGGGAAGAGGATCAGCAGCTCGGAGCCTTACCCGCTCTTGATACCATAGGGGCATAAATGGAAAGCCATAGCAGGGCGCTGCAAGCCGCTGGTATCTTTGGCGCCGTGATCGTAGGGTGGCTAGGGCTGTCTGTCGTGCCCCGGCTGGAGGATGCCCTAAAGGCCGCTGGCGGGCCGCAATCCTGCCCTGCGGCAGTGGATCGGCAAGCGGCTATGATCGAGGCGCTAGCCGCTGAGGTGAAGCGACTACGGGTAGCAATTGAGAAGATGCCCTAGTGCCCCCTGCGGGGGCAGTGTTTCTTATCCGGTTTGCCCAGGCCCGCAGTATAGAGCGCAGCGTGGCCGGGAAACGGCGGTGAGTTTGTAAGGGGAGAATGTCGCGGTGCTGGCGTTTCCTCCGTTGTGAACATAAGCACCATTCTAGGCAACCAAGGAGATAGTGATGACGAAAGTGACAATCGACACACAAGGGCAGCCGACCACTGTCGTGGTGGATGGCAAAGAGGCGGACTTCGGCCCCAGTTCCGGCGGGGGCGACCTGAGCGCCCCTTCTTCCGATACGCCCGCGCTGTCCATCTCGACCAAGCCGGTCACGAGCGGCGATCTCGGGACAGGGTACGGCCCGCGGGTAGAGCTGGAAGTCAACTCCCAGCAGATCCTGGGATTGGGCATGAACGTCCGGTCCGGCGTCAACGTCCGGGAGATCGCTGTGTCGGGAATGCCCGGCGGCTGGTTCAACCGGCTCTCCTGGGCGATCTTCGACTCGGGCGGAGGGAAGGCGATGGGAGAAGACAACGTACTGGCCGCCGGCAGCACGGGCTGGAGTATTGCCACGGACAGGCTTGGCGTCCTGGGCGCCGGGAACTACACCTTCGCCGTAGCGGTGAACGGCCCCGTACAGGGGATGGGCAAGCTCGGCGTCAACTACAACCAGCAGCCGTAACGGAGGTATCCATGTTCGCGTTCATTCTGTTCGCAATCCTGGGTTGGGCGGTCTTCGCCTCACCGCCGGGACAGGCGCGTGTGGTGCTCATGGTGGTCTTTATCGTCATGATGGCGATATGGCTGCTCCAGGGCATCGGCGCGTTCAGCATCCCCTACGGCGGAGGGAAGTGGTAAGGCGCATAAGGAGGCCCCCGGAGAAGGGGCCTCCATCTCACGTGGAGAGAATAATGACAATGGGGCTGGAGAAGCACGTTCAGACCGCGATTCAGGTTATCCTCGTTGGGATAACTATCTGGGTGGGCAACTCTATCCTCATTCTCCGAGACGCGAGCATACGGACGGAAGAGAAGAACGTCCAGCTTCGGGAGAGCATCATTGAGCTGAAAGGGGACATAGCTAGTTTACGCTCCTCTGTGGCGAGTACCGCGGAGAAGAACCTTGCGATCCAACAGACATTGAAGTCGCTTGACGACAGAATCGATGAATTAGAAAGGAGGCAGCGGAGCAGATGAGCGCCTTCCTAAAGATGTGGGAAAGTCAAGTGTTCATTATGACGCTTTGGTCATTGCTGTGCTTCGGCCTGGGCGCGTCGTTCACCGTTACGCTGTATTGGTACCGGGTGAACTATGTGGTCAAAAGGGCCGAGAAGGAACTAGACCTTCTAATGTGCCCTAACAACCGGCGGTGGCGTTGCCGTCGGTTTACCGATATCTACGCATTGCCCGCTCCGCCGTATCACGGCGAAGAGAGGAGAAAGCAGCCATGAGCGCGATTGTGTATTTACACCAGCACGTGGTCCCGGCGGCTTGGGCGCTGCTACCGGAGAAGATGCGGAGCCCGGCGGCAGAAGCTATGGTGTTGGCTATCTGCTTACAGGAGAGCCGCTGCGTCTACCGGAAGCAGTTGAAAGGGCCAGCTCGGGGGTTTCCGCAGTTCGAGGTCATTGGCGTCAAAGAGGTCATGCGGCACCCCGCCTCCCGTAACATCGCGCTTAACCTCTTAGAGCGCATGTCCTACCTCACAGACGGCCCGGAGGTGCAAGAGGCGATAGCGGACAATGATATCCTAGCGGTCGTGTTTGCGCGACTGGCCCTATGGCGACACCCGGCTCCCTTGCCCCTACAAGGAGAGGTGGACAAAAGCTGGGAGTATTACCTTAGCCTGTGGGTACCGGGTAAACCTCACCCGGAGACCTGGGCTAAGTTCTACCAAGAAGCGTGGTCAATCGTGAAAGGAGCTTAGATGGGTGAGGCGCAAAAGGCAGCAATTCTCAGTGCCATTCGTTCGGTCCTCGGCATCATCGGTGGCTATGTCGTCGGTAAGGGCCTGGCCAGCGAAGAGGCGGTAACGCAGATCATCGGTGGTATCATGGCAGTGGTGCCGCTGGTCTGGGGCATTTGGAACGCCAAGAGGAATGAGGAGAAAACGAAGGAGAGGGAAGCTATCGCCGTTAACGTCGGCATCGCGGTCGCCGACAGGACGGCGGGGGTTACTCCCCCTGTGTCGAAGGAGAACGCCCCTGCTGTTATCGAGGCGTTTGCCCCGGTTACGGCCGTCCCGCCTGGGGACGCGCAAACGGGCATGAAGGTGACTCCGAGCTCTCCGGTGCTTCCGCCGGGACCGGGGAAACCGAAGTAGTCGCAGTTCAACCACAAAGGAAAGGAACTACATGAAGATCCAGAACTACTCACAGTTCGCAGTGGCGGTTGTGCTGGCAATGGCACTCAGCGCCTGCGCCCAACTCGGCCTGGCCACGCCCGATACGTTCAACCAGAAGGCGGCCGTTGCGCTGGGAACGGTGACGCAGGTCCGCGAGTCGGCAACGGCCCTGTTGACCGCCAAGCAGATCAGCGCCGACGACGCGGACAATGTCCTGAAAGCGACCGACGTCGCTCGGACCGGAATCGACACGGCGCGGAAGATGCAGACCGCCGGCGATACGGCGGCTGCGAGCGGCAAGCTCGACGCCATCAGGACCGGGTTGACTGCCCTGAGCGCGTATCTCGCAAGTCGAGGAAAGTAGCTAGGTGTTGTAACCGCCCCTCTCACAACTGAAGGAGAAAGACATGGCAATCCCCATAGCAGGCGCCCTCGCTGCTTTGCAGCTCCTCGACGGGCTCCTGGCAAGGGCCGGAACGATCAGCACGCTCATCAAGACCGCGCAGACGGAGCAGCGTGATGTGACGGCAGCGGAGCTGGACGCGCTTGCCGCCGCGGACGACGCGGCCCGGCAGAAGCTGAAAGATGCCATCGCGGTCGCCAGAAGCGGGCCGGGTAGCTGAGACCTTGGCAGTTCTCGATCGCACTAGGCAGATAGAGCTTGAGTTAGTCCGTTCCGTCTTTAGTGATCCTAGGGTCACTCATGACGGGACGGACTACAGCGGGCCTCCGGGGCTGGCTGCGTACTATGTGGGAAGCGCCACAGACGACACACCAAAAGGTATGATCTTCTGCTGCCCTGGGGACGGTAAGGTCTCTTCTATCGCGTTCGAGAAGTCTGGGCACGTCTGGAGCTGGAACGGGAATAGGGAGAAGCCTACGTGTAAGCCGTCAATCCAGTGTACGCGGGAAGGTTGCCGCTGGCACGGTTGGCTGACAGATGGGCGCTTCCACCTGTAGCGGAGAGGGGTGGCCTAGCCCCTTAACGTGAATTGGGCGGGGGTTAACCGCTTTCCCCCGCCCTCTTACTTAAGAGCTGTTCCCCCAGGAGCAGCTCTCTTTTTATGGCTCAAAGCCAGGCTTTAGCTGGTAGCCACACGCCACGACTGTGGCGAAGCGGAGGTGGTCCGCCCCCCAGGACTTATTGATGCGCTGGGCGACTCCGTCAGGAAAATCCGCCCAGACCATTGCCTTCTTAGGGTCCTTAGTCCACTTTAGCTGAAGATGGTTGTGATGGACCTTGTTTTCATCCCAGCCTGCGAGGAAGCTCTCGTCGGGGTAGTCACCGCCGTAGTTATCGGTTTGGATGATGTGGTAGCCGCTCATTTGCCTTTCTCCTTTGTCAGATGTTCGCAGTTGTTAGTGCGTAGGCAGACAAGGGTGCCCTCTCGCCATTTCTTCTTATTCCATTCGATGGCCTTCTCGGTGACACCGGCCTCGCGGGCGAGTCTCTTGTTAGTGTCGTGCTTGCCCTGCTTCTTGCATAGGAACGCAAAGGGGCAGCAGTGCCCGAGCGCTTGTACGCCCGTTGTGATCTTATCGTTCATAGCGCCAGCTCCCCTCTCCAGACGATAACGAAGACTACGACGATACCGCCTACCGGGTTGGTCATGCTGACAGGGACCTTCTCGGCCTGGCCGCTCATAAGCAGCATATCAAGTACATCGGTTATCTCCCGCTTTGTGTACTTACGCATGAAGGCAGTGACTAGCTTGTCTACGGCGACATGCTTGTGTTCTTGGAGATAGGCCGATATCTCTCGCATGGGCCGTGTCTCGGAGCGCTGGTCCATGAGGGCAAAGACCTTATTGAAGTCCTCATGGACACCGTTGACAGCTAGCACCGCGTCCTCCATGTTCTGCTTAGTGATGATTAAGTCGTCACGCTCTGATATCGAGAGTACCATCGCTAGCTTGTGAACGTGGGAGTAGCGCCGGTTGGCCCAGTTGTCACTATCGTCGAAGATGTACTTGAGGAACGAGGCGTCTTGGGTTGTGGTATGCCACTCTCGGCCGTAGTCGCGCGCGTCCTTCTCCATCTTGAAACGGCCCCGGAGGGTCGCCATGATGGCAAGATCGTGCTCCAGGGAAGAGAGGATGGCGTCGTGATCGTGCTTAATGTGCTCAGAAGGGTAGGCGATGGTTCGCCGGGGACGGCTGGCATAGGGCATTATGCAACGGCTGATGAAGCCGCCGCCTCGGGTGGAACCCTTCACATTGTCCTTAACCCACTGCGGGGTAGTACCGGCGATGATCGTCGGACAGGGGCCATTGATGTTCTGCTTGCCCATGACGCGAGTGGACTTAAGGAAGGTCTCAGGACTATCCCAGGCGTTGGTGAAGAAGTCGATAGCGTCACGTTGGTCGAAGTCTATTAGAGTGCCTAGTTCACCCGCCGGGAAGATCAGGGGGCAGCTATCACGGAGCGCTACGCCGGTACGCGCCGTTTCCTCGGCGGAGGGCGTCTGGATCTCTTCCATCAGATCGACGGCGTTCTGCCATGTGACCGAAGAGGGGCCGATGTTAATTCCGTCGACAGAGCCTTCGAGCTTCTTAAGCCGGTCAACGCCGTAGTAGATCGCTGTGGTCTTTTTCACAGCCGGCGGGCCTACCAGCACTATATAGTGGTTGGGGTAAAGGCGGAATGTCACCTCGTCGAACATAACGTTCCGTTGGACCGCCGCGCCGATAACGCCGACGCCGACCCAATAGACGTATTTCTCGGACGGCTCCGTGTTCTGGAAAACTTGCTCAAACGCCTTGAGCCAGTTACCGAGCTGCCTGCCTTTTCGCATTTGTGAGTCCTTGGGCTAATTGCTGATAGAGGTGAGGGTTGAGGCGGCCCTTGGAAGGGTCCTTTTTGTCGATAAAGGCGCAGGGGTTCTTAGCGTCTCCCCAGCTCTTATCGGAGATTTTGAACCCCACAGGGATAATGAGGGGGTCGGGGTAGGGCACCGCTATGAGGGATTGCTCTTGAATCTTCGGAAGGAGCTCTAAGACACGCGGCGTCTCAACCTGCATTGTGAGGGAATCATGGCATTGCATGAAGACCTCAACTTCGGGCAAGTGGGTGTCGATGTTGTCCCAGGCGGTATTGATGATGATGCCCACTGAGGACTGAGGGCCCCAAGCGAGCGCTTCGTTGACACACTTCTCCGGGCGGTCAAAGTAGTAACGCTCGTAACCGAAGGGATTGCGGACTAGTCTCTTGGAGAAGAGATCGGCTTTGACTCGCTTGTGCCACTCTCGGACTCCGGGGTGGATTTGGAACCAACGGGAGTAGATCCATTCTGCTGTTCGGAGAGAGATGCCAAGGCTCTTCGCAAGCTTCTTAGGATAGGCCCCGTAATTAACGGCGTGGCAGAAGCGTTTGGCGAGTTGCCGCTCAGGCCGGTCTTCGGTGATATGGTCTCCCCAGATGGCGCGGGCGTTTTCGAGATGGAGGTCCAGACCTTCCTTGAGAATCTGTTTAAGCGTTTCATCATTAGCCTCCCAAGCTACGAACTGGGCGTCCGCCCGGTCTAAGTCCATATCAATAATTGTGTACCCAGGATCAGGGATGATGAGTGTCCGCTGATTAGGGAGCTTCCCGATTTCGACCAGTTCCAGCTTGTCGATACGGAGGGCCTCTGTGTGGATAACAGAGGTTATGTCTTGATTCATGTCGAAGCGGCTACTCATCGTCGTCCTCGTCGTCGCCTTTTACTTCCTTACCGGACGTGATGTTCATTAGGTTCAAGCCGCGCCCAAAGGGGTTCTTGGAGCTAGAGAGGCGGTAGGTCTCGACCAGGCCGAGGGAGTAGGAGCAGTGCCAACGGAGGTCGGCTTCTACTTTAGCCTTACACACGTCAACGGCGGTGCCGTAGCTTCGGACCAGATTGATCCATTTGACGAGACGCCGGACGAGGGGGTCCCGCGCCGCTAGCTCAACAAGGGCGTCGGCATCGCAAGTGGGCCTGTCTTCGTCGGACAGGACAGGCGCCATACGGAGCTCTTTGTAGAATAGGTCAGCGACCTGCTGTGGCGAGTTAATGTTGAGTTGTCGGGTCGCCAGTAAGTTGACCTTGTTCTCTGCGTGGGCTATGACAAATTCAAGCTCACGCAGCATCTTCTCCTTGCGTGCGACGTCAACGCGGACGCCGCGGAACATCGCCTTGCGGATTAAGCGGAAGATGCGGTTTTGCAGGAACTCGAACTGAGGGACGAGGTTGCGCGCTCGGAGGGCTTCGGCCTGCCGCTCGTAAACCTCAAAAGTCCGGGCGACGTCCTCACAGTTATAGAACCAGATTTGCTCCCAATTGGAGATACGTTTCGCTTTCCAGAACTCCTCCGAGTCATCTTTCCAGTATCTATACTGGGAACAGTACATAGAGGCTTGATAGGCCAGAGACATTGGAGTCCCCGGAAAGAGGATATTCTGCGCGATCATCGTATCCCAATAGATCCGGGGATAGGCGAGGACGTCTTTGACGAGCCATTGGGTGTCAAAGCCGATGTTCTGATTGATGACCCTTGCGTTAGGATGGCGCAGGATGCGCTGTAGCAGGACATTGATGATGTGCCCCTGTTCCAGCGAGAAGTACCAGCCCTTCTTATAAAGCAGAGGGATGCAGATGGCCCTTTTGCTCGATGTAGCGAGGCCGACACATAAGGTCTTCATCTGCGCGCCTTCGATATCGCAGGTGAAGGGGGTCGGGCCAGCTTCTAGCTGTAGCCACAGGCCGTACAACCAGGACATAACTTGGTCGAAGGTGGGCGCGACAGTGAAGTCCCAGTTGGGCGATGTGGCCTCACGGCGCTGGGAGCTGTAATTAGCCCGACGGAGGTCTTGGACCGTTATGCGGCGGGCTGCCCAATTACGGAGAATGAAGGCAGGGTGGTAGGCGGGAAATACCTTCGTACCGTCGAGGATGCGCGACTGGAGCTCAGAGCCGCGCCATGTGCCGACCTTCCCTTTGATGCCGTCGTCACAGAGAGCCCAGAAGGGGGTGTTGCCTAGGGCTATGACGACATTAGGGTTAATCTCCTTTATGTCGTCTATGAGCGCGGTGGCGTCCTTGGCGACGTGGGGCTCGACAAGCCAGCCACGGTGCTCAACCCAATGGTCAGGCGTTGCCTTCTTTATAGTCTTTGTTATCTTCTTGCGTTTAGCGCTGCGCTGCACCCAACAGTCGATATCATTGTCAGGTGGGCGGACGAGGGTAACGTTGGTGTAGTAGCATTGGGAAGGATCGATGCCCGCGTCAGCTAGCATCCTATCGAGCTCTTTGCCCGATGCGCCGACAAAGGGGAGACCCGCCCGGACCTCGTCGGCACCGGGCGCCTCCCCTACTATGACGATCTTGGCAGACCGAGGGCCTTTCGACCCTATCGGCATGGGGTTGTAGTTCATTTAGTGCGACGTCAGGGCTTGGCGGACCTCCAGGTACTTGACGTTTAAGCGGCCATAGAAGAGGTCCTGCGCTGAGGCGTGAGTCCAGTTGATGCCCTGTGAGAGGATATCGAGGAAGGTGTTGTCCTCCAGCCCCGGCGCCCAGTGCTTGACGTAAGTCCCATCCTTGTAACCGTTGTTCTGGCGGAACAGGTTGAGGGTGGCCTTTTGCCGGTACAGCACGGACATTTCTAGGATGTTCATGCCCAGTTTCTGGGCTAGGAGGGCAACGAGGCCGAAGTTCGTATACCCGACGCAGGCCATCGCGGAGATAAGCTGGAACAGCTCGACCGGCGTTGCGTCGGCAACGTTGAAGGTGGTCTCGTCCAGGATTATCGGCTGGTCGTACTCTTGAAAGGATTGAGCCAGCTCGGCCGTCAAATCGTCATTCGCGTCCGCCCAGCGCAGCTCCGCGGAGAGGACGAAATGGAGAACGTCGATCAATTCGATCCTTGCCGCCGGAAGGTCCTGTGTCTGCTTCGCCCACCACTTCCAGCCAAGGTGGTCAATGCCCTCAGCGCACTCCTGGGAGATAGCGAGATGCCAGTCTTGTGGGCCGTTCTTCCAGTCCGGGCCAAGGGTGACAGTGTTGAGCTTGTCTTGTAGTGTCAGCATCGCTTTGATGATTGGGGTCATATTACACTTTCTCGTAGAGGGGGATGTAGTTGCCGGCGTCGGTCGCTACGAAGTCACCGAAGAGTTCGGAGAGTTCGGTGAGCATGATCTTTGCGATCTTACCGAGGACAAGGATCATTTCCTCCTCGGCGTGCTCGGAGGTCCGCATGGCGATGATGTGGCGCAGGGCGCGTATGTTCATAGTCCACACACCGCCGGTGGCCACGCCCATGCCGATGAGGCGGCGAAAGGCGGAGGTGAGCTGCTTCTTCTTAGCGAAGGGGCCGTGCTCTAGCTCGTCTTTCCATATATCGCGTAGGACCGCCAGAATCTTCTCTTGTGCCGCGAAGGCTTCAAGGAGAGCTTCGCGGGATAGCCCCCTCTTGGTTGCGAGTAGTGTAGGGTCGTGGGGCTGCTCCTGGAAGATATCTGGCATCCAGAAGGAAAGCTCGTCCATCCGGATAAAGCGCATGGAGCGCTCGGAGATCGCAGTGCCCGCCCGGTGCCGGTTCATCTCACCGGTGAAGACGCGGGAACAGCCGTTGATGCCGAAGGAGAAACTTACATGCTCAAGGACGGAACCGTGGCGCTGGGATAGGATGTTGTCGAGGTACTCGACCATATCCTCCCGGACCTTCGTTACGTTGGGATTCAGGCCGGGCTGGAAGGACAGGTAGCACTGCTTTGCGGCTAGGGCTACTAACAGCGCAGGGTCCGCTACCTGCTCTTCCGGGGGAATGACAAACTCCGTAGCGCCGAGTTCGTCGAGCCAGAACCGAACGCGCTCGCGCTCGACTTTGGTTCTAGCGAGCAGGTGAACTGATATGTCGTTTAGTACCTTAGGCATTACTATCTCCTTTGCTTTTAGCGATCATTTTCTCCAGAGTCTTGATTATGTCTGCTGTCTCTGGAAGGGCGGGTTTGTCTTCGAGCTGCGCTACGTAGTTTATGGCGGTGCGCGCGGCGTCGATGTACTCCTGTGTAGGCGTCTTAGAGACTTCCTGGCCGGGACGGTAGGTGCGCCAGACTTGAGTCCTTAGTGAAGGGGGCACCATGTACCAGTGACGCGGGCACATGAGGAGGTTCGGCGGGACTCGCACGTTACAGTCAACTGCGTGGCACAGATGCTGTATCACGGGGAGGCCATTATCTCGGGTAACTTCCGAAGATACACTGTCTGGCCTTCCGGGCCCAGTAGGGAGGCCCCGTTGTTGGCGTAGTACACGGCCAATGCGCAGGTACGATAGACGTCGAGTTGACAATATTCGATTACCTCCTGGTATCGACCTTGTTGCCATGCGATGGGAGCCTGGGCTCCGTCGAAGTCCTTAGTGGCGAAGCCTATCCGCTGGGAAGCGTCGGACAGCTTCCACCCTTTGGGGGCGACGTTGTTGACTGCCTTCTTAACTTCCCGGAGCAGGTCTAAGTGGTGAGAGGGGCGGATGTGGACGCCGCGGGCGCTGAGGACTTTAGCGTCGAAGGTGTGGGAGCCGTAGCCTACGACGAAGTCGGCTTCTGCTATCAGCCGGTAGAAGTCCATTATCGTGCCGTATTGGAGGAGCTTCACGTAGGGGTCACAGACGAAAGTGACCATTTCGCTGCCGTCGGGCCGGGCGGCGCATATTACAGATATGCCCATGTTGGCGTGGTCTCCCCAATGACGGCAGTAGAGGAGCCCCGGTGTGTTGGCAACCCCCTTCTGGGGGATACACTTGATTATCTCCAAGTCGAAGACCCAGGTGTTAGGGGGAAACATCGGTTTGCTCCTCAAGGGGGAGGTGGGGGGTGTGCTCTTTGACCCAGGCCTGTGCTTCCGGCACTAGTTCCCCTTCGTGGCGCGAGAAGGCATCGCCACAGGGGCACGTATAGGTCAGACCGCCGTTTTTGGCGATTATGACGCGGCGGCCGTTCTTACGCTTGGCGTCTTCGCCGGCGACGCTAACGGTAAGGAGGGATTGCCAGCACGCCGGCCAAACCGTGGGGATGAGTTTAGGCCCCTTTGACTCAGTACGCTTGCTAGGGCACCAGTCGAAGCATCCTCCTAAGGAGCCACAGTCCCGGCAGGGGTTTGTATACTGGTGGACGTTGAACTCAGGCATTGGGGTCTTTCTTGGGTACGCTGTCGCCCAGGGAGATAGAGGTGCCGTCGGCGCCTTGGACCAGAAGGCGGTCTTCCTCGAAGCGCAGGGCAGGCGTCGAGAGGTATTTCATGTTTGCGACCCTCTCGGCGTATTCTTCGTTAGTGACGACGTCCTCCGCTATCTTCTTGTCGTCTTGGAAGATCTGATACGTCGTATGGGTCGGCGTGACGGTTGTGACGAGGAACTTGGTGAGCATTGGAGTCTCCTTAGCAGTCGTTCACTTGGTACTTGGCGAGCAGGCGTTCCACCTGTTCCTTGAAATCTGGCTGGAAATGCTCTGCGATCGGACCGCCGGTTGTCCCGACAATGATGGTAGCGTCGCAGCCGTGGCAACGCCAGAGGTCGCCGGCCCAGAGCTTGTACGGCTTCCAGCGGTCAGCCATTGAGGTCCCAGGCGCGACGATGCCGGGGCCGGTGGGCATCCCCTCGATGAAGTAAAAGCCATTCTTCTCGGGGCGGTAGAACCGCTGGCAGGGGAAGCAGATGGGCTTGAGCATGGGCTAGTCCTGAAAGAAGGTAATGAGGGCGTTGTGATAGAGACCCTTATCTTCTGTGACCTTCTGGAAGTCCTTAACGCTGTGAATGGGCGTTCCGCCGCTATTGATGTGGAAAGCATTCTCGGCGACCATCCCTGCCATCGTCCCAAATGCTTCCACGGCTTGGGCGATGACAAAGGCGGCTTTTTGTTCAGGGGTCATGTTAGCTCCTAGTAGCAGATGAGGAAGGTGTCAACCATTGCCGACGCGGTGACAATCGCCGGGATACCGTTGAACAGGGCGCCCTTGCCGCAGCACAGGGTATGATACTTATCCTGAAAGAAGTGCCTGTGCAGATGTAAGTAGCTATCACGGATCATGATGAGCTCAGCATCAGTGCCGAACCGCTCCTTATGGTCGATGATGGCTTGGACAAGCTGTGCCGGGGAGCGCCCTTGGCTCATTGGTCGTCGATCCTCGTGCCGAACTCTACGCACTCACGCATCGTTCGGGGATCGAAGACCATAGGCTGGCGGAGCTTGCGCTCCTCCTCGGTGCAGATGGCGAGGTTCTTCGCCATTTCGACCAGAAAGGGCAGGTTGTCCATGAAGTTGCCCATCCCGATTCGGACCTTTTCGACCGGCCAGAGGACACAGGGCTCGGCGCGGCCTTGCGTGTTAGTGACGGCGGCGACGGCATCCCGAGGCGGGAGGATAAAGGCGGAGAAGTAGACAAGCGGGCAGCCGGTGTGCGACTTGTACTCCGGCCACATCATCGCGTGGTAGATCTTGGGCTTAATGGGGGTTTCCCAGAGATCGGTCTCTTCTCTGAACTCGCGGATTGTGGCCTGGAAGATGGTTTCCTTCCCTTCCACCTTACCGCCGATGCCGTTCAGCTTACCGGCTTGCCAGTCCGGCTTGGCTTTCTGGATAAGGAGGACCGAGGCGCCTGCGAAGGCAAAGGTGACTGTGTAGATCATTAGCCTAGCTCCTTAGAGACGGGTATCAGAGGAGTGATGGGATAGACCTCTTTGTCCCGAAGCTCTTGGAGGATACCCATACAGAGGAATGAGTAGTTGATGTTATCGTCGAAGCGCCCCTCGATGGGCTCTGAGAGCTCTCCCTCGACGTAGCGGATTGCCTCCGGGAGCAGCGCGTCAACGCGGTGCCGGAAGCACTCAGGGTCTATGACGGAGCGCATCTTCAGCTTGTCTGATATGCTACGCGCCTGTGGGACAGGTAGCTGCTCTTTTAGCCGCTCGAACTCTTCGGTGACTTCTTGCAGCGCGAGGTACACGGCCCGATCTTTGACGCGGGCCATGTAGCTATTGATCGCGTCGATGTGCTTCCCCCAGTAGGTCTGCCAGGTCTCTAAGACGGTCTGCCCGTTCTTCTGGGCATTGCGCTTGAAGTTGGCGAGGCGGTCTACGTCGTCAGCGTACTCCGCGCCCTTCTTGACTAGAAGGTCGGCTGTACGCGCTACGGCGGCTTGGACGATCTCGTCGAAGTCGGTGCGGTTCATGGTGTACCTACTTTCTGGAGAGCGGCGATCGCGGTCCTAACAGCATCACGGCACTCCTTGCAGGCTTTGACCTTAAGCGCCAACTCAGGAGTAGTGCCGTCCACGCCGCCCTCTTCACATAGATGCTCATAGAGCCCGTAGAGGGTAATATCGACGAGTTGCAGCTGTTCTGTCAGTAGTACGATACCAGAGCGCATGTTGTTCTCCTGTGAGGGGTGAGGTACTCGCTAGCCCCCGAAGGGGCTAGAGACTAACCCACCTTCGTTGCGGACTGGACGGTGGCAACGCCGGCAACCAGGGACCGCTGGGCGTTGGTGTAAGACTCCTCCGCCTTTGCGACCGCTTGTTGCGCGTTGACCAGTGCCGTCTTTGCTGCCTTCAGGTGGCTTGCTGCTTGCTCTGCTTGTTGCTGCAAAACGCCCAGATCGGTCCCTTTGCACCTTGCGGCGCTTTGGGCGGGGGGCTGCTTTCTCTTACTTGCCATTGGCTTTCTCCTTTGGGGATGGTGAAAAGGGCTGGCCCCTGTACTAGCGGGCCAGCCTAATCACCTACTGCGCCTTGGCGACGGCGACGACGTCGGTGTAGATGTTGTCGCTACCGTCTTCCGCCTTCCGCTGCTTGGTACGGACCTTGACCGGCTGGCCCTTGAGCATGGCGAAAGACCACGGGCCGGGCCTGTTCTGGTTGACGGCGTCACGCAGCTTGCCCAGGTTGACGTTGCGCTGGGGGCGCATGTCGAGTTTCCCCTGCTCGTTCAGATCGAGCATGATGCCGTAACGGACCGTAACGCGGTCGCGCTTGAGTGAGGCCTTGAGGTTCGGGTCGGTGAGTTCGACCTGAACGTCGAGACGCATCCACGGCTTCTGGTTCTTCGGGGAGATGCCAGTGGCGATATCCACCGACTTCTCCTCCGTGCCGATCTGCCCCATGTGGTCGCCGTCGGGGACAGGGACGAACGACGTGTCGAGGACCGCATCGACGGTTTCGTTCATGAAGGCGTTGACGTCGAAGTTCTGATTGGGTTGCATTTGTGACTAACTCCTTTGGTTGTGGAAAAGGTACTACGGTGGTGAGGGTGATGCTATGGGCTTAATCCGCCCACTTCTGGTTGCCGTACATCTCCATCTTCTCGGCGATACCTTCCGCATCGACGATCTTGCTGCCGGTCGGATTGGGCGCGAGTCCTTCGTAAAGGCTGATCCAGTGGCGGACCAGCATTGAGGCCAGGTTGTCCTGTCCGCGGAGAGTGAACGACGGCTCCCCTTTGTTCAGGCCGGCGAAGCACTCGATGTCAGGATTGCTGACGGTCTTGGGGATGCCGTTTTCCTCGATGTGCCTCTGGAACCACTCCCAGAGGTTCTCTTCATCGGCTTCGTCATTGCCATTGCCTTCGTCGCTACCGGCGAGGGCCTTGAGGCGGGCCTTCTCGGCAGCAGCGTCCTGCTCCTGGCGAAACGCCAGAGCCGCTGCGATGAGGCCAGCGGTGAACTGGTGGGTTGTCATCTTCATTGTGCTAAGTCTCCTTCTTGGTTGGTACTACGATTGGCACTTCATACCGGCTAGGGTCGAAGCCCATACCGGAGTCTAACGCTGCTAAGGTCTTGCGGAGGGTTATCAGAGCTTCGATGACCTCCATCTTGTCCTCTTTGTTCTTGGCGGCCGGGCTGTACTTCACGGCGGCCAGTTGTTGGTATAGGTAGGACTCAGGGAGTTGTCGGACAAAGCCCAGCGCGAGCTGTATGACGGAATCAGCCCCCGCTTGGTGTCCGAAGTCAAGGCCCAGTTGGCTCATTTAGCCTCCTTGCTCTTGGCCTGCCGTTGCCGGAAGTTCTGGAGCAAGGGGCGGAAGTCCGGCACGAGCTCCGGCGACCATGGGAGGTTACGGGTCTTGGTGCGCGCTCCAGGGACTTGCGTGGACCAGATGAACTTGGGATTACTGGCCACGTCCACCCGCCCGGTGATGATGACGTCGGAGAAGAACCGGGGGATTACCGGAGCGAGCTTCTTTCCGATGGTAGAGACCATCAGCTCGGTCATGCCGGTGGACTCGTTCGTCTCCCGCTCAAGGTGAGCGGTGGCGACGAAGAGACACTTGGTAGAGAAGACAACGTGGTTAAGGAACTTCTTCACCATCGTCTGTACGACGGTGTAGTCCCGAAGCTCCATAAAGGGGTTATCCCCTTTGTGACAGTTCTTGGCGATCTCTGTCAAGATGGAGACTGACTCGTACCAGAGGCACCAGTTCTGTGGGAACTTAAAGATGGGGCCGAGGGTATCGCCGGTGCGGTCATCGACGACGTTATTACAGGCCCCCAGGAGCTGCTCGAACTGGGGGTAGAGGTGCCGGTTGATCCCTCCCATCTTTTGGATGGTGTCGGGATGCTGTGTGTTAATCATCCGGGCCATTGCTATGAGCCCATCGAAGGTCCCCTCGCTTGCGGGGATGTAGCGCCAGGCCAGCTTCCCCTTCGGGATGTGGCCTACGACGTCCTCGAAGCCCGCCTCGTTTGTGAGCATTACGACTTTTTCGATGCCTGAGACTGAGGGGCCGTCGAACTTGCCATTAGCGTCGACGAGGAGGGTTTGCAGGCTATGGGTCTTGCCGGTGCCAATCTCCCCTTCGAGGATAATGGACGGCATGGCCCGTGTGTCGAGAAGGGCCTGCGCGGCGGCCTCTTCCCGCTGCTCGGCCGCTGAGAGGGTAGCGCCGGGCATGGGGCCTGTGGGCGCTTGTGCGCCTGGGACGAATACGGGGATTGAGCTCACAGGTCGGCCTTGGCGTCAGTAAGATCAGACTTGATGTCCTCAAAAGACTCTTCGAGGCCGCCGAGGAAAGAGGCTAAGTCGTCCAGCTTCTCGGCCAGCTCGGTGAGGGCGTCCTTTACGTTGCCAAGGTCTTCGAGACGCTCTGTGGCGCCTTCTTCCTCTTCGTCCAGCTCGGCCTCTTGCTCGTCGAACTCCGTTTCGACCTTTTCGGACAGGGCCTGGAGTTGTGCGGACAGCTCCTCGACGGAGCCAGTGGGGATACTGCCGAATGCTTGGGTGCGAAGGGTTGTGGCCTCTGCGAAGATAGCGAGGAAACCGTCGATTGTGGCAATTTTAGCTTTGCTCATGCTTCTGCTCCTTGTGGTTGGTGGAGGAATAACTCCCGGAGCAGGAGCTCTCGGGGTAAGGCAAGAATGTCGGCTACGCCTAGGAGAAGGGAGCCGGGTTCGTCACCGGGCCAGTAGCCTAGTTGGTGATCCGGGCAGGAGCGGCGGAACGGGTGCCACTCCGCTTCAAGGGAAAGGGGGTCTATGTTCTCTAGCTCCCAGCGCGCCCAGACGGCGCTGCATTGGGGGCAGACGTAGAGACGATTGCTACCGAAATGCGCCCACTCCGTCTCAAGGAGGCGGGTGGGCGGGTACTGGGTAGAGGTTATGGTTATGTGGTAGCGCACTTAGCTTGGTTCTTGCCAATTCGAGCAGAAGAAGTCGGGACCTGTGGCGAGCGCCGTAGCCTGCTGGTTGAAATTAATGATGCTAGCTCGCCCGAACTTCGGAGCGTTCCTTTGCCCTAGCACGGCGTTACAGAGCCCAGCAGGCGAGCCCACCGGAGAGTCCTTAGCGTCACGCCAAAGCTCCCAATGCTCACAGGTGGCGCAGCGACAGTCCATGCCGTTGATTATCATTAGCGGGATAGCTCGTAGAAGCCGGTTACGAAGCATTGGCGGCGACCGTCGGCCTTATACCATTTGTTGTCGATGGCCGAGTAGTAGGCGTAGACCTCCTTGTACCAAGAGCGGATTACGTGAGGTTTGTCTACTGTTTCGATTGCACAGGCGTGGCTAAGTGTGACCTTACGGACGCCTGAGGACTTAGGCTTGAAGGCGGGGAAAGGGTTACAGATACCTCTGGTGGCTTGAGCGGGCATTAGTTCCTCACTGTGCGAGTGGCGTGAAGGACAGGATGGGAGTAACCGGCGCAGTGCTTCTCTTCGTGCTCCCGCTCCCAGGGGGCGATGTTGATGTGGGTCAGGATACGGCAGACGCCGGCGGCGTAGTCCCGAGAGGCGCAACCGTAGATGTAGGTCCCTAGGGCGGGCTGCCAGCTACAACGGCTGGGGAGCTCATGGAAGGGATAGTAGACGTAAGTGTGGGGAAGGGGCTTGTGCTTAGGTACAGGGTCCCACTGCTCATCCACGTCGAAGGCCGCGCAGCCTGTTATGCAGGAGGCGGCCGCTACGACGAGAGCCAGGAGTAGCACGCGCTTGGGCGTTAGCTTGAAGACAGGCTCAGTCTTCATTGGGGTACTCCAGATCATCGTCCGGCGATTCCCCCGGATGGTGCTTATTGAAAGTCTCCGCGAAGTGTTGCACCATGGCGGCTGCGGCTTCTTCAGTCTCACGGGAGAAGACTCCTCTGTTGGTGATAAAGGTCAGTGGCTTGTCGGTGGGCTTCTTCCTCATACCGACAGTCCCATGTCGGGGTCGTGGTCGCGGCAGTAGGAGCGCGCGCCGTGGATCGTTGCGGGCTCGCCGCACTTACAGCACTTTGAGGATAGCTGTAAGCCTAGGGGATTAACGTCGGAAGTACTGCGGCTGCGCCCAGCGCCGAAGGCTGCGCCGCCCTTAAAGGCGGTACGGATGCACTCCTTCTCAAAGGCAGTAAGGGGACGAGAGGGGTCAAGGGCCTGGGTGGCCCGGACCTCGGCCTCTGCGGCTTGACGGAGCAGGATTAGCTCTCGGGCTAGATGGAGGGCGTCGTCGATAGGCGTCATAGCAGCTCCACAATGAGACAGCCTAGGACGACGCCAAACAGGAACGCGGCGGCCATCTAGCGCCCCTCCAGCGTTGTCTTGACAAGGGGGTGGGCGCCGGGCAGGCGCTTGTACAGGCGCACCGCTAGGCCGTCCCACCAGCGCCAGCGCCCCCCATACAGGCGCTTGTACAGCATGGCCTTGACACGGCGGCGCATGAGCTTTTCGAGGATAGTCCCGGCAACGCGGACTAAGGCCAGGAGTCGGTTTGATCGGGTGTGCATTTAAGTATCTCCTTGTTGGTTACAACACTTGCGGGGAAGAACTGGCGAATGTCGCCAAGGCTGCCGCCCTCAGCCATCATGCTAGTGGCGTTGAGGTAGGCGTGGTGAATAGAGAAGACGTCGAAGACTCCGACCTCTTGGACGCTGTCGGTCTTACAAGAGTCAGGGGAGTCTTCGAGGCTATGGTGGAGACGGCAGGCCATGGGCCTGACCTCGTAGATGGTGCACCGGCCTTCAGGGGAGAGGAAGGTGCAAGGGACGCCCCGGTACTTATCCTGCCAGCCTTTGTTCTCGTGGAAGGCTACTATGTCGAAGGCTACCTTGGCAGGGGTCAGGCCGGTGTGTGCAGCGATAGCGTCGGCCTCCTCCTGAGAGACCGCTGTGGCCATGTAGCAGCAATGGGAGCAGCCTGCCTTGCAGGCGGTCAAGGGGACAATGAACTCCGAGAACTCTGTGGCCACACGGGTGAGGTGGTGGCGCTTGTTCTTCTGCCCGATCAGAGGGTTCTGGTCGATGCGCTTGGCCTCCTCGATTAACTCGATAAGGCGGGAGCCGTGGGCATCGAAGATACGCGCGGCGTTGCGGTCTGCGGCGTCTGTCATCAGTAGCCCCCCTTAGGCTTGGGCCAGGTGGCGCCGGTCTTTGCGCTGACGCGCAGGTGCTTGTCCTCATGGGACAGGGGAGGTTGTGTGGGGATAGCAAGCGGCAGGTCCGCTAGGCGCTGGGGTGGGGGGAAAGCCTCTAGCTTCTGCGCCAGCTCAGGGTACTTAGCGCGGAAGCTCTCGACCATAGCCTCAGCGGTCGCTAGGTCCACAGAGACGACGACCGGAAATGGGCCGGTACGAAAGTGAAGTATTTTTGCGGGCATAGTTTAGTCCCTCGACTCTAAGGGGTTCCAGAGGTTCTCGGTGAAGTGGACCGGAATCCACGCTTCGGGGTTGTCGGACTCGCAGAGCATCTTAAAGGCGCAGCCGCCGAAGTCAGAGCAGGCGTCGCCCCATGCCATCTCGGGCTTCTCGCCGCGCTCTTTCCAAAGGCGATAAGTGGCAACCATCCGGCGTAGGGTCTTATGGGTGTTCTGCTCCCAGCGGTCGAGCTGGGAGAGCTCTACGTCGATACGCTCGTCACGGACGTAGCACCGGGCGTCGGCTTCGCCGTACTTAGTCTTGAGGATTGAGACGCCCCGGATAAAGGCGCATTGGATCAGGTCTCGATACTCGGGATAGGCGCGCTTCGCCGCCCAAACGTAGCCAAACATCTGGGAGGACATATCCCACCGGGCGAGCCAATAGTCGCCTAGCTGGGTAGTTGTCTTGTCGTCCACCGGGCCGAGGATACCAGCGGCAAGGTCCTGGCCGATCATATCACACTTGCCGGCGTAGAGGAGAGGTTCGCCGGTGTCGGGATTGTCCACCGGCATCGGCTCTGCGAAGGAAAACTCGATGGCGTGCCGTGAGGCGCCCTTTGGGAGAAAGGGGATTATACCGGAGTCGATAGGCCACTTCGTAAAGTGCCATTCCATCGCGCCGAGGACTCGCCATATGTTCTTGGCATAGTGCTTACCGTGGGGCTCGAAGGGGCCGTAGTACCGGAGGGCAGCACGCATACCGGCCCTTAGCGCGGCGCGGAAGGGGATGCCCTTGTCCCAGTAGAGGCGGCGCGTGACCTCGACACCCTTAGCGTAGGCGCCGCCGGATATTAGGTGAACGTTGTGGTCGATCAGTACGATCCGACGGCAGTATTTCTCGAACCACCGTTCGGGGCATTTCCTGAAATCACCGATTTGGGAGTTGTCGATGATTGAGGGGAAACGGATCTGGTCGAGCCCTGGCGGCGGAACAGGTCGGACCTGCTCCGGGAGCTGGAACTGCTCGTGGATTAAGCTCATCTAGTCGTCCCAATCACAATCGAAGGCGCCGCTCTCTATCGCCTTTGTGATGCGTTTATCAACAAGAGCCTTTTCCTCGGCTGTGAGTGATTCAGTGATTTCCTCGTCGGTGCCTGATATGAAGACACGGTAGTCACTGACGCCATCTGACATAATGCCAACGTCGGGCTCGGCCCGGTGTAGCACCATATCTGTGATGCAACACTCTTTACCACGGAGTTCTATGTATAGCTCCATTAGAACATTCCCTTGAGCTGGTCCACAGAGGACTGTTTGGACTTAGGGACCTTCTTAGCCGCGGCGTCGGGATCGCGCTTCTTGCGCCCTGTGGCCTTTGCTTCGAGTTCTTCTTCTGTCAGCGGAGTGGCGTAGGTGCGCTGTATGAAGATAGCGAGGGCGAGGTCCTCATCGCTCACTTCTGGCCCTTTCCCCGCCTCATGGGCGAGGATGGCCGCCCGGATCTTATCGGGATAGGCTAGCTTAAGGTCTTGCGGCATCCCTTGGACGATGCGGAGCATCTTCTCCAGTTCGGCGACAGGGTCGATAAAGCCGATAGTGGGGAAGGCAAGCTCTACCTTCCCGGCCATCTCCGCGACCTCTGCGCGCTCTTCGGGAGTCTGCTGCTCCGGGGGGATAAGGTCCCCTTGCACCGGCCCCGTTGTAGCGTCAGCCGATGTTGGCTGCGGCGGTACGGGTTGAACCGGCTGGGCCGCGCTTGGGATGGGATCGGGCGCTATGATGGGGGCCGGTGCTGGGGGAACGTAGCCCGCTACGTGCTGAGGCGACATAGCGGGGGATTGACAGACTCCGCAGATACCCCCGGCGGAGGGCATGTAGGGGTGGTAGGTCACAGGTACTCCTTTGCGTTCCGAACGATCGAGAGGAGGTTCTTCACCGTATTGAAGACAATCTCCGCTGCGTTCTTGTTCAGCTTCGGCGGCGCAAGCGTCGTAGAATCGAGGATGACCACTTGGGGGCTATCCTCGTCGAAGCCAGTTTGCTCGATCAGCTGCAAACGGACATAGTACCGGGGAGCGATAGGTTCCATTAAGCTAGTCCTCCACTGTGTAGCCGATAACCGCGCCGGTGGAGTCACGGAGCATTTCGGTGAAAGCGCGGGCATCGGATTCCAGGCCCAGCCGGACGATAAGGCCATGGCCGTCCTTGATGCTGTCTTTCAGCTCACGGGCGGTGAGGAGGTCTTTGGCGACAGCGACACGCTCGGCGGGGACGACGATACGGTAGATCATTTGGCTGGGTCCTTTAGGGAGGGGATGGACTTAGGATAGATACGGACCGGCTGGCAGGTACAGACGTTCTTGCCGGTGCGGGCGTTGTACTTGCCTGCGGCGATACGGCAGGCTTCGGGGGTCCGCTTGTTAATGCGGATAACCGTGGTGTTGTAGGTCGGCTCCGCACCGGTGGGGTAGAGAAGAACGGCGCAGGTCATCATTATGGCGCCTATCATGACTGCCTCCGCGGCCGCGTTACCGGCATGATGATCTCGTTGTTCCGTAGGGCCGAGACCTTCGTGCCGTGGAAGTGCCGCCGGAGCAGGTAATGGAGTTCTTCCTCCACATCTTTCTTGCTGGGGGAAGGGGCGTGTTCCGCCGGGATGGTAATTAGGAACCGGAAGAGCTTAGGCATGTTAGCTCCCGATCTTCTCGATGCGGTCGGTCTTACAGGACCAGCTGAACGACGCCCAACGGTCGGGAGTGAAGGGGGACCGCGATC